TTCACGTTCAGCCTTTTGACGTTCTTTTTCTTTACGGGCTTCCGCTTTTTGTTTTTCACGTTCAGCCTTTTGACGTTCTTTTTCAGATGATGCTTTTGGAGTTTGGTTATCAGTTTTAGTCACCAACGAAGAATTATTTCTAATACTCAATACAGATGAATTATCAATTGGAGCCCCATTCGATGCTGTTGTATTATTTGCAACGTTCGACTCTGATTGGGTCTTTGTCAGTGTATCACTTGCACTATTTTGCTCATGAGTGCCTGTTGGTGCTTTTTCTGTATCAGATACCTGATTAACTACCGTTGTCTTAACATTAGATTTATTTTCAGTAACTTTGTCAGAATTATTTGTAATAGGAGTTGTAATGTTTGTATTATCTGACAATGATTGTAAATACGTAAAGTTTACTGGTAATTCATCGAAGAAATCATCAGTTTTATGTACTGATGTATTACCATCAGATGTTATAAATATATATTTAGCATGACGCTGCTGAGCTAACGCCATAATTTTATCATAATCTGATGGTTTCGTGTCATAAATAATATGCATCACCTTATCGGTTTTTTTCGTATCCGATTCCCATGTCGAGATATCTTTACGATAAGAATTGATGTAATTATCAGCCGAACTTTCAAACGTACAAAACACATCCGCATAATCATAGGCTGAATCCGGTATTGTTGTACCCGGATTTGCAACAACAAATAAATCAGCATCTAATGACTTAATATAGTTATATACTTCTTTTAATTGTTTACGCCCATTACTCGATAAAGCATCTGTTTCATCAAGGAAAAAGCCTTTAACATTTTCTTTACCATATAATGACAGATATGATTTAATATTCTCTTTAATATCTTTCACATCTCGTTTACTATAGGTTAAGTGAACGTATGCTAAATTTTTTAAACCTTTTTTTGTATTGTCTTTAAACAATCGTTCATAATTAGAATCTTTTGTTGTGAATTCACCGTTATTTTGATTTAAAATTGTATAAGCAATACCTGTATTGTTGTTTTGAAGCGTATTCCAATACGTAGATGATTGTTCTGGATATGAATAACCAGGAATAATCATTTGCGGTTTATTGGTGTCAGCATATGCTTGTGTAGTGAAGAAGCCCAAGCATAAAGCTCCTAATAATAAATATTTTTTATCCATTCAAATATACCAAATTCCAATATTCTAAACTAGGAATATCGAATTCCACATAATCCCCATTTTTATCCCAGCCACGTTTAAAGTCTAATGTTTTTGCTCGACCATCATTAATATCAGGTGACGCAACCCAAACGTTATTAATACGACGATATGGGTCGACATAATACTTAACGTGTAGTGGGCCTTTTTTATTTACAATTTTAGATGATTCATCATCTTTATTTCTAATTTGCCAATTCGTATTAGATACATCTGTTAAATTTATCATATTTAACGTTTCAATATCATTATAACCATCATGACCTGATTTGGTAATAGCATAAATCGAATATGCACCGCCATAACGGTCAGCTAATTGCTTACCAGTACTGTCGGTAATTTCCACACGATGGTAATTATTTTGAACACCATCACCACGTAAGATGTTTTGATAGGCTGTGACAAAGTCATATACTTTACGAAGTTTACCAGTATCAGGATTACCAAGGTTATCACTCATTGTAATATCTTTACTATTTTGAGCACTTGGATAATATTCATTAAAGATTTGATAACCACCATCAGCTAATTCCATTGTGGAACCACCATTGGCAAATATTGAAATATCTTTTAACAATATTGCATTATCATTAAAATGTTTAGGTAATGGTGACTTAGATTTATCCCAATCACGATACATATATGCAGGCATGATTAATGATTTATCTGAATTCTGTTTAGTATTGTCAGCAATACGACCTAAATCATAATAGGTATTATGCTTATATTGGTCATTTACTCGTTTATTACCATCAGCAACATTATCATCGCTATCCCACCAGTTGGACCAAATTTCAGAGTATTGGAAGTCTGCTTTAGATTTATCAAGATTACCTTGACCTTTACCACCAACAGCATTCACACCCATCTTGTAATTACGCATTTGATTATCTTTAAGACGGTTTACCATGTCACCAAAACCACCATTAAAATCAAATTTTGCATTTGGTTTGTTTTGATTATTGCGGTCTTCCCAGCTAGTTACTGAGAAGTTACCAATTGAATCACCTTGCCAACCATCAAAGTCTAGATAGTTTAAAGCACCCCACATTTTATCACCAATATAATTTGTCCAACCAATAGACCATGGATTATAATAATACTGGATTTTATGTGAGCTATCACTACGACCAGCTTCAAAACCACCTAACATATTGTGTGTCAATTGTTCACCAGGTGTATCTTTGGTTTTAGCAGCATCACCAGTAGTTCGGTCTTGTGTTGCATAAATACCCCATTTGGATTCAATACCTTTTGTACCATCTTTACGGGTAATGGTCTTAAAGGCATCACCGTCAAGTTTGGCATCAGAATCCTCAGTTGTACCCGTAGTTGCATTAACCATATTATAAAGAAGAGCATCTTGGTTATTCTTATGGTTGGCGTTTATACCCTTTTTAATAGTTGACAATGAAATATCATTACCAAGCCAATCTTTGTAGTTTTCACTTGGAAACGGGTTTTGTGGGCGATAATACGCGTCATAATACATATTAGCATTGATATGGAACTTGTTAAGTATATCCGCATTTTTCTCAATATCAGTATCTTTACCAAAATGTGATAATGCAGCATATCTTGGGAATTTTGTCCAGTCAGACGATACATCAACACCTGTTGAATTTTGGTCTACAACATTACCATTGGCATCTTTAACAACAATGGTCAACAAATACCCGCGATAATTATCTTCGAGCGTTTTAAATCCAACGGGTTGTACCCAATCTTTACCATTTCTGGTATCCCAAATACCATGACCAACCGTATAACGATAACCGTCTTTACCATCAGCAAATGGATTTTCCAGAACCATTTCCCATGACCCATTTTGGATATTACCTTTTCCCTTAAATGTAATTGAACCTTCCCAAACGTCGCCCGGATTTGTCCGAGCTGTTTTGGAATCAATTTGTGTTGCAATATCATCCGCATGTACAATATTAGCGGAACCAGTAAACAACATTGTTGATAGCATTGTTGCACTGCCTAATATTTTAGCGGAATTTAATAATTTTTTTAACAATATTATTCCCCTTTATAGTTGAACTTAATATAGTTCTAACTTTATTATATCATAGATTAAAGAAAATGTCAATTTTTATAACATGGATAAACCGAGTATATCAGATATCATTGTCAGAATATAACGAGATGTGATTGCGTCGAAAGCACTCCCACGTTTTTAAACGCGAGCGAGTGCTGCGTAGCCGCACGGCGAACGAAGTGAGCGCGAGCGCTCCGTGCGCCGAAGGCGCACAAAATAAAAAGCGCCGAAGGCGCTTAAAAGCTATAATTCTAAATTAGTTGTAAAGTCTTTAAAATCATCAGTGGTTAATGCCGTTTGTATGCTAGCTTCTGATTCTAAGTTAGCCATTACATCTTCCGTTTTCGACCAACCTGATTGATTATATCTATCAACTATGATTTGCCCAACTTTATCTTTACCAACAACATCAACAAGTTCATTAAAACGCTTGAAATCATCACTATTCAGGTTCAGTGCATAACTATGACTTCGTGTTTTATCAATCAAAGCCTTATCGTTATAATCATCTAATAATTTAGATGAAATTTCTGTTTCTGATTGTGGGAATAATTCTTTCAAAGTATCTGCACGTAAATAATTAATAGAATCTTTTGGAGCAATAGTCACTTCATATGTTAGTTTAGATTTATATGTTTTCGAATTACGTGATAAAGCTTTTAATTGTTCAGCTGATAAATCAAGTCTCTGTTGTGTTTTTGAATCATCTAAGGAATCAGCAACATGTAATGCAGCTTGTTTTGTTGGAACACCATTTTCAACTAATGGAATTACTTTTGCATTTTGCCATGATTGAGTCATACTACGAACTTTTTGAAGATTTTTTGAATCGTGTTCCATATTATAAACAAACACCTTATCATTATTACGACCATATTGTACAGCATAGATATCTTTATTCTCATGTGTAGGTGTTTGCTTAATATTATTTTCAATTAGAACTTTATTTGCATATCCCAATGCTGTATTGAACTCATCAGGAACCCATTCAGCTGAATGTGGAGAATTTGGTGTTTCATATAATGTCATAGCACGTTTATCAAGCAATCTACCATCAATCACAACTTTAACAGAATTTTGTGGTGATTCTGAGCCTGTGTTCAACATATCAATGGATATTTTATCGTCATTATATGAGACATATATATCTTTACCTTCATACCATGATTCAATATTTTGCCAATCAGATTCTCGGGATAAGTTTTCCATGTGTGATGGACTTATACCATAATCTTTATCTGCACAAAGCGTGTAAGCTTTTGATAATAATTCATCTGTTGATAAATTATCTTGACGACCATCATTTTCATAATTTTGTGAAACGATATTAGCAATAGTTTGTGGTGTCAGCCTATTAACCATATCTTCATATTTTTCAAGGTCTGAATCATCAATTTCTTTCAAATATGATTCAGATATAACATCACCATATTCATCATGTTCCACGTCATACTTACTGAAATATGAACTGTTACGCACTACTGCAAAAGGAACCTCAAAATCATCTGAAAATTCTTCTGGTTCATAGTCAGAATATATATGAACTGTTGTGTTATTAGCACGGAAGAAGTCATCGAGGTCTCGTTTAATTCTAAAATAATTAGCCATATTTGTCCGCCTTTCAATATAATTATATCATATATTCATAATGTTGACAAGTATAGTGTCGTACATTAATCATGCGCCTTCGGCGCTTGTGCGGCTGCGCCGCAAGTGGGCTCGCTTCGCTCGCATTTAAAACATGGGGATATGTTGACAAGCTAATTCAAAGTTCGTATATAAAGTGAAGATTATAAAGGTTGCGTATAATATGGTTACCTACTCGCAATTCTATAAAAGTGGACTACATAATTTGTGACTAAACATCCCTATATATGGATAAAAAAAAAGGCTAGCTACTGTGCCAATAAAGGTTGACAAATACAGCAAAATGTGTTATACTATAAGTATGATAAAGACTGATGAATATATACAATTAGCAAATACAACCATGTATTTCCCTAAAGTACATGTAACAATAGATGAACTTACGAACGCTTATAAATATGGGCATGTCCAGCCAAATTTCTTAAGACAAGTTGTTCATGATACGGATATGGTTAATACGGTTATTGCAACTAATAAAAAAACGAGACCCAATAGCAGCGATGGATATGAATATTTAGTTAACAAATGGAAAAATTATGATAGTTATTCTGATGTAGTGAAATTTTCAAATGGTCAAATCGACACCATTGATTTAGTGTTTAAATATAGTATACCATATAAAAAACTACGTCAATTTTTTAAAGATTTATTACCAGATGTTGATGTAGATAATTTATGGAAGAAACACAAAAAGTATGCCCAGAAACATACATCAAAAATAGTATACGGTGTTGACCATGTATCAATGTTGCAAGATGTACAAGATAAACGTACTCAAACAACTCAAGAACGTTATGGTGTTGATAACGCTATGCAATCACAAGTATTGAAAGATAAATATAAACAGACAATGCTTGAAAAGTATGGCGTTGAACATAATTTCCAAATGATTGATGCGGTTGATAATTGGAAGCATACATTTTACAACACGTTGATTTTAGATAAACGTTGGGCGACAATACTCGGTGATTGGGATTCCTTTACTCAAAATTATAATATTAAACGCCGAGATTTTGTTGTCAGTTTAAGCACGGAACCGGTCGATAAGTTATTAACTGATTGGGCTACGTTATATGGTGCTGTAAAATATCCCAACAATACGTTATTTAAATTACCATTTCAATTTAGTTCATCATGGCTGAAATATTATCATGATAAGCAGTTATGTGATGTGGATGATAAATATTTAACCGTTAATATTTCACAATACGAAAAATTATTAATAGATTTATTTGACAGCCATAATATTGAATATCAGCATAATGTTAGAACCATTTTAAATGGACTTGAATTAGATTTCTATTTCCCTAAATTGAGTTTGGCAATTGAAGTTAATCCTAATAAAACGCATAATAGTAATTTGTTTGCTATCGAATCAGACCGAGTTATGTTTGATAGTGTTAAAGAAAAGACCTATCATTATAATAAATATAAATTATGTGCAGATAAAGGTATCACGTTAATACAGTTATACAGTTTTGATTTGGAACCTGTCGCATTTCATACAAAAACAGCACATAGATTGTTACAGCAAATATTAGGCTATGATGAGCGTATTTATGCTCGAAAGGTGTCAGTATCAAAAATAGGAGATATTAAAGAAGCTCGAGCATTTCTAAATCAATATCACACACAAGGTGCTGGGCGAGCACAGGACTATTATGAATTCAAATATAATGGAGATTTAGTTGCTGTAGCATCATTTACTAGAACACGAAATCAGGATGTAGAATTAAAACGCCTATGTTTCAAGCCTGGAATCCAAATCGTTGGCGGTCTTTCGAAACTAATTAAAACCTATTTCAGAGATACAGGCGTAGAATTTATTATTAGTTATTCTGATAATAATTATGGTAACGGTGATGGATATGCAAAAGCTGGAGCAGAATTTATACGGGAGACTGGACCATCACTTGTGTTTATTTCACCAACAAATAGCAGTGATAGGTACAGTTGGCAAGTGGCTACGCCATGGAGTATGAAATCTGGAATCATTTCTAAAGATGTTAATTGGGAAAATCAAACGGATAACCCTCAGGAATATGTCGAGAAATATTTATCTCACAAATTAGATGATAAAGTCGGATATGATGCTATCTATACAGCTGGTTCAAAATTATGGAAATTCGTAAATAAGGGCTGAGGTCCTTATTTTTATATTGTCGTGGTACAGATGTGGGGTTGGTATTGTATAAATATGGGTGTGTTATTTTGTAGACTAATTACAGCTACTGATTGGGGGTATATATATGGGGTATCAATTTTAGGGTGATATTTTTAAGTGAATAAGGTACCGATTAATTTTATAGGAATACATGGTGTAATGCTTATTAGAACTATGGGGGTGTGATTACCAGATGGTTGGATAATATCATAGTAAGCGGTGTGGCGATATGATGTATATGTTCATCCTACCAGACGTTGGTATTGTCAGTGATGATTATTAGCTTAGTAGCTTACATGTGTGGTAGCGAAAATGACAAATATAGGTGCTTAGTAGATGATTATTGTGGGGACAAAAATGGCAAATGTGGGTGTTGCGTGGGAGTTGGAAGAGCATAAGGGGATTTATTACATAAATCATTGAAATCCTTTACAATATATGTATTTCTTGATGTAATAAAAAGCATGCCTGACATAAGATTTGTAAATATCACACATCTATGATATAATTATATAAAGGTGGTTATTATGACTGAAAATGACACATATTCTATGTATGCGATGTAAACAGTTTAGACATGTCAGATTTTGCTGATTTAGCAAATACGACACAACAAGAACTATAATCAATACTTGACAAAATCTAATAAATATGGTATAATATACTTAGATAATGTTTGGCACTACATTATAAAATTACGTTTGTGGATTCTCGCAATTCACAAACATGGAGGAAAAAATGGTTTTTGAAAGCCTAACATGTCATATCTCCATGAGAGGTGAATATGGCAAATAAACGTAAAGCACGTCAAAACCAACGCGATTTTTATAAGAAAACTCAGCAAAATGCAAATGCCCCACGTAATGATGTTAATCAACCAGTTAAGAAAAAGGCTCAAAATGGCCCACAACCAACATGGTATTATTTAGCACCAACATGGGGAGTCTCCGTAGGTGGATATTTTGCATTAATCACTTTAATCCAATTCTTTGCTGTAGCTATGCATAATTTAGGTTTGCATGGAGCAAAAGACGGATTTTTTACTAATGTAGGTGATTTATGGAAAATATATCTGTTACTTCTATTTGCAATTCCAATTGCATATGCTATTGCTTATAAGAAATTTCATGCGATTTGGTTTAACAACAATGCAATGTATTTAACTGAAGATATTCAGGAATATACAAATGACTCATATGTTCGAACAATCGACCATTTGACTCAAGAATTAGATGTAGCACCAGACGTTGGTTTAGGGTTTGATGGACATGTATCAACATTAATGGGGCACATGATGGTTAGTAACAAAGGTATCAAAAAAATTGATGTACCTGTATACGACCCAAATGTTGATGGTTTTGTTAAACGGGATGAAAACGGCGACATCGTGACTAAGAAAATGCCGATGTTTAATGAATCATTAGCCGATACATTATTCCAAATGTCAGGCGTACCTCAGGAATATCGTATTTCATATGATGCAACAGATTACGATTTCAACCGTAAGCTAACCCGTAAAGAAGGTGGCGATGGTAAAAAACGTGCTGGTTCATATGGTCGTAAAGAATATGATAAACTTTCAGATTATATCAATGGAGAATTCTATACGCTTGATACCGAAACTGAAAGACCTGCAGGTGTGTACTTCTATGATAGTCGACCAGTAAATACAATATTAATCGCTATCACTCGTGGTGGTAAAGGTCAAACTTATATTGAACCCGCATTTGATGTTTGGACACGTGAGAAGAAAAAATGGAACATCTTTACGACCGACCCGAAAGGGGAATTGCTCGCTAAGTTCTATTATTCAGCTACGGTACGTGGTATGGACGTTGTCCAATTCAACTTGATGAATCCAAATCTTACTAACGTATTTAACCCGTTAGCAAATGCGATTCAAGAGTTCCGTCGAGATAACATCAATAAGGGTACAGCATTGATTGACTCAATCGTGGACACATTATTCCCAGAAAATGGTGAAATTTGGAATCCAGCCGCTGGTAATATGTTCCGTCGAGCTGTATATCTATTATTCGACTACTTTATCGAACAAGAGAAATATATTCGTTATGTTGGTTATCGCGACCATGTACCCCAAGAAGTTATAGACCAAGAAATTGATACGTTATATTCTAAAGTAACAATGTATAACGTTTATGACTTAATCGGGGACCTAGCTGCGAAAGTATCAAAAGATGTGGATTTCATCAATATTGACGAAAATGCACCAAAAGTTGCAGAAAAAGACTTATTAACACTTGTTTTCGATGCGATGGCAATGCTTCCAACAAATTCATTGCGTTCATTAGCAATTACAGCAAATAACGCTATTAAGCAAATTGCTGGAGCTCAACAAACAATCGCAGGCATCTATGCTACATTATTAACAGGTCTATCAGCATATGCCGACCCGACAACAATCGCTTTGATGTCAGGTTCATTATCAGAATCATTTGACGTTACCGGATTAGGATTCCCAAGACGTTTTGGTATTCAATTTGATGAAGCATATGTTAAAAAATTCAGAATTACTGGTGAATTAGGTAAATGGACTGTTTATCGTGATAAAGATTTCACAGACCAATACGAAGGTGACGCATATACCCATGAAGAACGTATCGCATCATCTAACTGGATTTGGGGACATTTTGCAGGAATCTTTGACCAAGAAGAGACCTATGTTAAATTGACAATTGAATCAAATGGTACAATTGCAAAAGAATTCTTCTTTAAATTCGTAAAAGGTTATAAGACATTTGATAATATTACATATGTTATTAACCCAATTACGAAAGATAAGATTATTTCAGGTGGTGTACTAATTGAATTAGACCCAGAAACTAAAGAACCTAAAGTAAGCGAATTCCGTTCACAACAAATTAATTATGTGACACAATCATATCAATCAATGAATACACCAATTATCACATCTAACCAAGTATTCTACAGTGAACGACCTAAATTTATTTTCGCAATTACACCACCACATTTGCAACAATATCAAAAGCATATTTTGATTATTATCAAGCAAATCATTGATGAAATTTATGCAAATTCATACGTTACTAAATCAACACGTAAACCTATTATTGGCACACGTCTAATGCTTGAAGAATTTGGTAATATTCGTTCTGGTGAAAATGGTATTCCAAATATTGATACAATCACATCTATCGCCTTGGGCCAAGATGTACAAATCACATTTGTACTTCAAAGTTTCCAACAACTACGTTCAGTATATGGTGAAGATATTGAAAAGATTATTCGTGCAAACTCATCAAACACAATTTTCTTGAAGTCTAATGACGAAGAATTAGTTAATGAATTAGTACGTCTATCTGGTACAAAACACGAATTCCGTGTTAAATCTAAATCAGTATCTCGTAAAATGGGTGACGTAGTGACTATTTCGGAACCAATCATTAACTATTCTGGTGAACATGTGGAAACAACAGCCTTGACAGCTAATGACCTCTTATTCTTAGCGGGACCATCACCGGGTAACTCAATTACATTCTCATCTGGTGAAATGCCAATTGTGAACAAATTAGAAACAATTACACCAATGGCTGCTGGACTACATAAACACTTACCACAGCCGGTAACCGGTCAATATTCAGACTCAACAATGCCAAGTACAAGTAGTAATGATGGATTTAACTTCTTAGATAACGTTATTGACGGTGAAGGACTTGTTAATGCACGTGTACAGCAAGCCAAAATCGCAAAAGAAGTTAAAGCTACAATTCTAGAAATTGCAGAGAAAAATAACATAACTATCAATGAACGTGATGGTGAGTTGGCTAATATTATGATGAATATTGTATATGAAAAATATGATTCAGATAGTGGTCAAACCCGTCAAACATTAGCTGAACCAGTTAAATATCACGAAGTCGCTAAACGTATGTGGGATAATGTATTAATTATCAAAGATGCAAACGCTGCAAAAGATGCAAAATTATCTGCAGCTAATAGCTTACGTGAAGATTTAGTACGATTAGCTATGGATAAAGATTTAGCTGATTTAACATCTTTATATAAAGATAAGCCATCATCTGATATTCCAATTGGATATGACCCTATCTCGGTATCATCATTCATCGCTAAATTTAAAGCTAAATATCCAGCACCTGAACGTATTAAGGTTGAAAATGTTGATGTGTTCGATAACGCCAAGAAAATAGCAAATTATCAAGAATATGACGATGGTAATTCATTACCATTTGACCCTTATAATATTCATTATACAGACGCCTTAGAAGAAGTTATCTTAGGACTTATCGATGGTGAATATGATGATATTACGGGTGTTGATGTCGATGTAATTGATGATAAAGGTATTGAAAGCTACAAGATATCCGTTGGTGGAACACCAATAGCATTCTTTAGAGCCGTTGGTGATGAATATGATGTACAATATATGGTTAAACCACCAGTATTAGCTAAATTAGTAGCAGAAAATACTATGTTATTAAATTATATTCAATCACTATTGAATGATAATTATTAAAAAAAAGAGCTGTAAAGCTCTTTTTATTGTTCTAATGGCTTATCAACTAAATCTTTGAAATCATCAAATGTTAAGCTAGTATCGGTAGTCAATTCTGTATCAGCTAATGATTTAAAACTATCTAAATTAAAATTATTATGTCTTAACATTTTGACAACATCATCAAACTTAGATGTTTTAGCCACATTAACAGCTGCCGCAGCAATAGAGTCATACTGTTCCGGGTCGTTATTTGCAGCTTTATATATAGCGACTAAACCATTTAATTGCCGACGAATATCACCATCAGCGAATCTTAGAAACTGTTTAATATTGGGATTCTTGAATCATCGTAATAAGCCATGAGCCATTTACGTTCATTATTATAGCCATAAACGGTACCAGCCACTAATCCATCACGCATTTTAGGTTGAAATCGCTCAGGTAAATCTTTTTTTGTCACACTGAACGTCATTTTTGCTCGGTCATCTAATGGAAGCCATGGTGGACGTGGTCCACGCTAAGGCTTCCAATTATCAAGTTCTCGTTTATATAAGTGTTTTGTCATAATTGGATACCGTTTTCTATTTTAATGTTGTCAGCTAGTGCATCAATATCTATAAAATCAGCGTTAGATACGCTTGTTGGTATATTTTCAAACTCACGTTCAGAAATCAACTCTTTAGCAATGTTTTTACCAACACGAGTCATAAGTTGTTTACGATGAATCCAATCTTCACCATTAATCTCACGGAAAACGGCATCTTTTAAATTAGAATCAATATCCAATTTTGCAATATCTTGTCGTGAGTAGTTTTTATATTTATTATGAGCTTTGTAGACATCATCCACGAAGTCTTTTAATTTTGATTCAAATTTATCAATTTCGGTAAATGCTTGAGGACCTTTATGTTGATTCTTAAAAGCAATAAAGTCATCAAGTTCATCATTAATAAACATGTCAACATAATCCCTAACTTTTTTACTTGTTAGAGGGTCGCCAAACAACTTATCACCAATTACATTTTTTTGTTCAAACCAATAATCAGTTTTGAACTTGATTAAGTTGCCATAATCATTACGAGCGACAAACCCTTCACTTGTTTGATTGGTTTTTTGATATTCAAACAACTCATCAGCCGTCATTTGTTTTGCATCAACTAGGTCTAAATCAAATTTATTAGCAATATCTTTTAAATCATCATATGATTTGATTGGAGCATTAAAATCACGTTCTCTTGCCCCAATTAATGTCCAATGTTCATCATCATACGGGATAACAATCAAGTTCTCAGGTGATGTATATTCAAACATTAATGACAAATTATTTTCAATCAGGTATTGTTTTAATTCATCACTTTTATCTAACGTATTGAAATATTGCTCACTTATCTTCGAATAATCAGTAGTCGTAGATGAACTTGTTGCGGCAACAAACTCACCATTATGTACACCTAACGCAATGAATGTACCATCAAGTTTTTCGTATACATCTAACACATCTGTTTGAATATGAGCACGCTGTTCAATAAACTCATTATCATATGTTTGTACAAACGTATCATCATCTAACCATTTACCATAAGAGTCAATTTGCTTGTAGTTAAAGAATTTTTCAAACCCAATAGTAACAATATTACTATCATTATCAAGAGTTAAACCACGAGCATTGCGTAAATTTTTGTCGGTGAAATCAACACCACCATGTAGATATTTAATTGTATGTAGATTTTTATCCCAATTGGACGATACCGTGACCGTTTCGCCCGCATGCTTAACATAATCAGCTAACAATGAGTCTCTATCAATTTGTAGCAGAGTAGAATATTTATCGAAAATGTCAGATTTAAACACTCTTGATTGTGAATCAATTTTCGCAAATTCTGTTGCTAACGTAAGCACAGTATCATTAATATGATAGTTATTAATCACTTTTTGAGAGAACCCATTATGTGCTTGCATATGATATTGAATAGCTTCAGCGATATCTAATGTATGCTGTGTTAAATTATCTTTATTACGAATTAAATAATACACCGCACCGACATTTTCATGTTTTGTATAATTATCATGTTCACCATAAATAGACGCGATATATCGTGATGCAATATTATTTGTGGATTTAGGTTGCCGACAAATAGCTTTACCTAAATCATGATGTGTGGCAATCTCCACCAAATCATCTTTATATTCACTTTGCGAAGCCTTAGCCCCATCAATCGTCATTTGAATGTGCTCACGAAGTGATTCATCATGATATGGCGAATTGTGAGGTTCATTAATACGGTGATTGATTTCAGCTCTGTATTCCGAAATATCAGGAGCATTAATAGTAAAGGAATCACAATCTAACCCAATACGTGGAATTTGTAGACTACGATACATTTCTAATATTTTAGACTCAGGCACAAATTCTCGACCTTGCCGTTGACTATTTTGTTCAATAATTTGGTCATACGGTTTATGTAGTACATCAATAACCACTTCATATTGACCTTTTGTATCCCAACTTTTTATATGATTATAGATATTCATACGACGTTTACGTCCCAAATTGGTTGCGTCATAATAAATATCAGCATCAGAATTTGATTTAATCGCCATTTTCAAGCGACTAAACATTTCTTCAAAAACATCACCCTTATTACCTAATGGTGCTAATTCACCATGTAATTCTGTTTGAATCACATCACTAGAAATAATAATATCATTAATATTTTTATTATCATTAATAAATGTTGATTTACCTACACCAGCAGGGCCACTAAGAATATGTATTTTTCTCATATTAATTACCTTTCAATTGCGTATATCTATATTATAACATAAAACTATCAAAAAAGCAAGTTATAAAGCATATGACTTGACAAATTACATGAAATATGATATAATAGATATATAGTAAGATGAAAGGTTAATTGCTCACATTTGAGCATTATTCAATCGATGAGTTATAAAGTTTATAAAGATAGTCATCTATTAGGTGAATATGAAAGTAAAGCAGAAGCCCGCATGATTATGGAAGAATCAGCAAAAGACCATGTGCGACGCCATATGTATGCTGATAGGTACTTGGTCGATGTCATTGTACATGATGATAAGATTGAGTTCAAGCCTGTGGGTGAAATTATTCGTGAAATATTTGAAAAACAAAACCAACAAGAAATGATTAAGTTTTATTTCCCAGAATTACGTATTGAACATGTCTGGTTACCATATGTAGTAAAAACATTTGCTTTTGATACTACTGAACAACTTAATATGTTTTTAACATATGAAAAAGTAGATTCAAATGCTATTGTTAGCATTGATAATAAAACTTTATATTATAGAGTAGAGGATTTTAGTCAAGACCGATAAATGTCATTATGACATTTTTATTTTGAGGATTTATAATGGATAATAAAAAACAGAAAAGAAATTGGATAATACCAGCAATTTCAATTGCTATGATAATTATTGGGGTTCTATTTATGTGTAATAAACCAATACGAAATAAAGTTATAGCACATAAGGTAAATCAACATCAAATCACAAAAGTTCCAAAAAAAACCTTACAACAGAATCAAGACGCACCCGCAACATTTGATGCCAGTGATGTTGAGCCTATTTCAACAGATAACATTATAGCAAGTCAAATATCTCAGCCAAGTAAACAATCATTTTTGACAGTAGCCGGCATAGCAATTCCAGACTTACGTATGAATTTACCAATTTATAAAGGTATGGATTCAACATCACTAATGTATGGAGCCGGTACAATGAAAGAAAATCAAGTACTTGGACACGGAAATTATGCTCTCGCTAGCCACCATGTTTTTGGCTCTAATGGGGCAGGTCTTTTATTCAGTCCCTTAGTTAATGCTCAAGCTGGTATGAAAGTATATGTCACAGACACAGATAAAATTTATATATATGAAATTACTAAAAAATTTGAAGTAGAACCAACACAAGGTGATGTGATTGATGATACAGATGACCCAACATTGACATTAGTTACATGTACCGATTTCCATGCTCAAAAACGTACAATTGTACAAGCTAAATTAGTTGGTGAAGAACCATATGTGACATCCAGCTTTAAAGGAGTATTTCGTTATAATTATTCTATTCCATGGTGGTAATAAAAAAAGAGCTTGTTAGCTCTTTTTTATTATTGTTCCAAACCGTCAGGCTCAAGACCTTCAAAGTCAGCCGCTGTTAATCCAGCATCTTCCGCAACGGGTTCGGCTTTCACAACATCTTCAGAATTTTGAACATTTAAAAGTTCAATGTTGTATTTGCCATCTTGCGACCAGCTTTTAACCAACTTATCAGCAGCTTCTTGAGCTGATTCTAAGTCAACAACAGACTTGTTATTAAGTTCAAAAGTGCTTTCTTTACCTTTACTATTACGATATGTCATAGTAAATTTAGGAGCTTCTGGGGCTGGTTCAGGACGTGTTACTTCATTTTCAAACACAACTTCTGCACCATTTGGTTCGACAAGCTTACCATCAGCAATTTGTAAATCACCAACAGGTGATAATTGAACGTCAACTAATTGAACATTACCTTTACCTTGTGACCATTTTTCGACAAGATTTTCAGCAAATTCTTTTGCTGAATCCGCATCTTTGACAGAATTAGATTTCAATGCGAATTCTTTTTCTTCACCTTTGCTATTCAAATATGTCATTTTATATTGCGGTGTCACATCTCCAAGCACTTTATCAGCATTTTTAGCTAAAGAATTAAGAGCTGTTTGAGTCTTAAATCCACGATTAAGTAATTCTACTTTATCTTCTTTAACTTGGAAGTTAACAGGTTCAACTTCAGACACAGAACCATCACGATAAATGTTCGCAACTTTTTGACCACGAGCAACACCGTCTTCAATTGATTCAATATGCATCAATGCTTTGTTATAACCATCTGGTGCTACAGCAAAACGGTTTGTATCACCTTTCATAGCAACACGTGACTCTACAAATTGTTCAGCCGGAATACGATTTTCATATTCATGACCATCACCTTTAGCAAAGTCTGGATTTTCTTCAATAACACGTGCTACATAATTTTGGAAACTACGTACAGCCTCATGGTCCGTAGTAGCTTCAGCAATATTAGAAACAATAGGGTCAACATCCATATCGATGACAATTGCATCACCATCAATACGAGCCCCTGATACTTCATTTTCACTCAATTCTTTATAATCCAATGTAACATTACCAGCTGGGTCAACAGTGGCTAATGTTGTTGCCATTGAATCTGCTAGAGCATCACCATCATCTAATCGAATCAAGCGTGTTTTGTTGTCCATTGTTCCAATTAATCCGTAAGGCATTTTTAATTCTCCAATATTAAATTTTTATTTATGTTTATAATGCAAATGGAGCTTCTGATGTTTGTTCAGTTTCTTGTAAACTTGCAAAATCAGCAGCAGTTAACCCAAAGTCATTATTTTCTTCAGCCTGTGATTTAGTTTCCGATTTACCTAAATCTTTTAATTCTTTCACATCATTATGTGTGAATGTGATATTTGGTTGTTCTGATTGTAAGAACACTTCCCCATCGGGGTCAGCCATAATAGGTTCATTCGTTGGTACTTGTTTTGCAAACCCAGTGAACGGTTTCTCGAAACCTTGACCACCTCGATTAAATTCGGTATTGATATCACCATCATACACATTGTCATTATTAAGTACAGCTGGTCCATGATGTTTAAATTCTACCTTTTCAGAATCAGGTTCTTTAACAAACGCAGGTGTATCAAGCCTTGGTGTTGTATCAGTTCTTACAGGTTCATCGATATCACCATCATACACATTGTCATTATTAAGAAGTGCATTATTCTTATTCTCATTCAAGAATGAATATTCACCTTCAACATTAGACATAACGGCATCAGCCCACTCGATTTTGTTTTTCGCATCAATGTATGTATCAATGTCATTTGTTGTTTGCTTCAAATCTTGAGTGGCTAAGTGTGTTTCCATAGTTGGTTCACGTAACGCATTAAAGAATGCAATGGCACCAACTTTAGGGTCGAATCCATAACGAGTTCTATAGGCTTGTGCATTACCAATTACATCAGTTGGTTCTTTTTTATTATCTAACACATCTTTGACGATTTCTTTGTTTTGGTCATCAAGAGACATATACCATTCAGCAAATCGATTCAACGCTTCTTCTTTATCACCATTTTTCAAAGCTTTAATACTTCGATTAATAGCTTTACCAGCTTGTTTACCGGCTAAAGAATCAACATCTTTATCTGATACCAGGCTATTAGATACAGTAGCTTCCGGCACAGTTACCTGAGCACCTTTCGCTACAGTAGCTTCAGGTACCGTTACATGAGCACCTTTATCAGCCACATCATGTAATTTTGTAGAACCTTTAGAAATTGTATCAGGTTCACCTTCAAGATGTAAATGAGCGTTTGGTGGTTGAGCTTCAGGATTAGTCATTTCGCCAAAAGCAACAGCTTTACCGTCAGACGTTAACGCAATTTTGTTTTGAATTTCATTAGGTTCTGATTGTGTCACTTTTGCGGTATATTTAGGTTCTGATGGTTTAGATGAGCCATCAGATAAATTGCCACGAGATAAATCACCGCGACCATTAGATACATTGGTATCATCTAAATTACGAGCATCAGCAATATTATCTGTAGCATTTTTAGCACGTCTTGAATATTCCATTTCGGGTGCCACATCGGGCACATCATTTTGAATATTATTAGTGAAGTCATTTGCGTCATCAGATATAACATCAGGATTTAGTTTATCAGCAAAACGATTTAAACGCTCAGCCATCGAACGGCGACCTTGCTCAACAGTATCCGAAGCTTTTTCTTTAATAGCAGCACTTGCCGCAACACCTTTATCATATACCATCGCTCCAGCGCCAACAGCCATTGTGGCTCCATTCACTACAGCTTGTTTAGCTTCATTATATTTATCCAACACCGTTTCTTTAGAGTTATGATAACGTTCGACCATAGCTTCTTTCATAGCTGAATATCGGTCAGATACTTTGTTAAAGAAGTTATTCATACGTTCTTTATACATATCACGTTTCAATGCAATATTATCTCTAACTGATTGTAAACGTTCAGTAACAGCATCTTTTGTTCGACCAGATACTTCCATAAATTTGTCTGATAATTCTTGAGCTTTATCTTTACTCTTATCATACAAATCAGAGGCTTTTTGTCTTGTGTCATCATAAATCACGTAACTTGTTACAGCAACGGTTTCTGCAACGTTACGAGCATTATCAGCAGTTTGTCTACCAACATCTCTAACAGTATCACCCAAAGTTGGACCATATTGTTCACGATATTTTTGGCGGTCAGCTTCTTTTTTAGCTCGACGACCCGCCGTATAGGCTCTTAAACTACTCATAATACCTCGACTTTTTTGTCTAGTACTAGCCATAGAATCCACCTTTCATGCTTCTATTATAACATAAAAACGATACTTTGTCAAGTACCGTGTCACACATCAAATAATTTATTCATATTTGTATTAAATGTATCAGTAATACGTATCAACTTTTGCAAGGATGAATCATTTTGAACTATTTTATTTAAAATACCAATTGGCACCATAAATTTAAGTAATGATTCACCCATAGGCTCAAATACACAAAAATATTTATTATGATAATAAAACTCTATAGTTAACGTATCATCAAATACAATCATAGACATGTTAGGCGTTACAATACGTTTTTTCATCAACCCATTTAACACATCAACAAACACATCAGACCAATGTTTACGATACAATGTAAAATAATCAGGTATATATTTATCATGCATTTTATTTACAAATGTTACAACGGCTATATCGGTAAACGAGAGTAACGAAATATCATCAATAGCTGGATGTTTCTTATATTCTAATATTAAATCTGAATAATCAGCAATCATATCAACAACATCTACTAGCTCAAGTAACAACATATCTAATCGTGAAGCCGCTTCAATACGTTCTGGCAACGATAAAGCATCACAAGCCATCATATCGCTGAAGGTTACTAATTTCTTTGAAATTTCAATTGGTTCATATTCCATAATATTATTATATCAAAAAACCACTTATTTGTCAAGTGGTTTTTAACTCTTACGATGCCGCAACATCACTAACATAATACGTAGTTACATGATTGACCATATTCAATTCAGCATCAGATGTTACATAAGCAAATGGCTTCTTATTATACAATAGAATTGTTGAATAAGTTCCATCATCTAATTTATAAGTTTCCATTGTTAACTTATCTTTATCTTTAACTTTAATTGTATCATTAATTGTTGGCAATTTACTCTTCAATTCAGTTTCAATCTTTTCAGATGTTTCATCTTTCACAACATCTACAGAATGTTCTGGTTTAGTTAATGAATAATCAATATACGATTTTGATGCATCATTAGGATAATATGTAACCATACCTAGTAAATATCCACCACCAACATTTGAAATGTCAACTTTATGTTCAGTTTTTGATGTAGAGGCTTCTTTATCTAGTTTTTCCTTTAAAGCATCCTCATAGCTAAGACTTTTAGAGGATGACGATGCAGAAGATGATTTATTCGTTGAAACACTTGTTGACGGCTTATTGTTATTAGTTGATGAATTAGAAGTACGAGATGCCACAAATGCCCCTAAGATTGCTACTGCAATAAGACCAACAACTCCTGAAATAATAACAGGTTTACGTTTATACCATTTAACTGTATCCGATAACTTAGAATCGTCGATATTATTAGGGTCCTCTGGAATAACAATAGCTGGTGCGTTATATTGAGTATCACTTAATTCATTAGTCACATTAAGTGGTGCAATTGGTTGTGTTGTTTGTTCAACTACCGGCTCAATTGGTTGTGTTGTTTGCTCAACTACAGGCTCAATTGGTTGTGTTGTTTGCTCAACTACAGGCGCAATTGGTTGTGTTGTTTGCTCAACTACAGGCGCAATTGGTTGTGTTGTTTGCTCAACTATAGGTTCAATTGGTTGGGTTGTTTGTTCAACCACAGGCTCAATTGGTTGTGTTGTTTGCTCAACTACAGGCTCAATTGGTTGTGTTGTTAGCTCAACTATAGGTTCAATTGGTTGTGTTGTTTGCTCAACAGGTGCAATAGCTACGCCACCGGGTTCTGTGTGCTCAATTGGAACAGTATTTTTATTTGCTAATCGAGCCTTCAATTTTTCAACAGCCGTCAATGGTTTAGCCGGTTCGACAACTTCACTATTTAATTCTTCAGAAACACGTTCGCTCGTTGCAAGCTCTTCAGACAATGAATCACTTAATGATTCAGATGTAGACATAGATTCAGAATCACTAGCACTAAAGAATTCGCTGTATTTTGATAAAATATCATGCTTTTCGGAAGCTTGTGCTTTTTGTTCTAATAGTCGTTTATGTTCTTCTTGTCTTGCAATACGTGCTTGTTGCAATTTCTTCAAATTCGCAACTTTATCTTTAAGTTCATCACGAGATGATGTATTAATATTATCTTTGTTAATTTTCACGTTATTAAATCTCCTCAAAATTAATTAATTGTGTACCATATTTATCGCATAGGTGCTTAACTATATGATAGGAAACGACTCCAATATCATGTCGATTATTAATAAAGATTTTATCAATACGACCATCTGTAATGTCTCCCATTAGTCTATCTAATTCTGGACGCTCATGTGCTTCATTATCATTAAATTCTGTTCGAATTTCAAAGTTTACTGGATTGAATTTTACAGCTTTCAGACTTAACGTATTAGCTGCATTTTGCACTTGCTTTGGTGATATACCACGAACATACCCAACACTATATCTATTGGATGATAATAAACCTTGGTCTTCTAAAAATGTTATCAGTGCATCTCGTGGAATTAGTCTGATATTCGAACTAGAACGTATATGATTAATTTTACCACTATCACAATATCCTTGTATTGTACGAGCATGCAAGCCAACTATTTTAGCAACCTCACCTGTCTTATATACTTTTTTTGTGAAATCGTCAGGCTTATACATAGTAACCTCATTTCTTTTATCTTTATACTTATTATAACATATTTTTTATATCTTGTCAACCCCAAATTGTAAATAAAGTAAATAAATATAAATAATATTATTTAATCTATAATATTATTATATCACACTAGTCATAAAAAGTCAACCCCATAAGTCAATAAAGTAAATAATCGTAAATAATAGCACATAGTGTTATCTACAGACTATTGACATTTATTGCAAAATATGATATAATAATATTGAAAGGATTATATATGGCAACAGAAATCAAAGACCGTATTACTGTAACAGTACCAAAACGGTTAAAACGTCGTTTGAAAACTGTAGCTGATGATAAAGGGTTAAAATTAAACGATATTGCAATAGCTGCGTTTAATGATTATTTAGACCGATTAGACGCTCACTACAGTTCTCCTGACTTAGTCGCAGACCGACTAGCCCAAGTATTAGTTTCCCAAATGGCAATGGCACAAGAGTTGGAAGCAATATCAATGAAAGTGAGTGAATTAGATGACCGATTATAATTTCACAGATGATATGTTAGATTTAGATGCGATTGTACAGAATATTAAACCTAATATCCTAACACCATCTCTTCCAGATATTGTTTCAGTAAGTAATGAAAAAAAACCAAAACTTATTGCTGGAATTATGGTACGGCAATTACATAAAAATCTGACCAACCCCGTAACAAAGGATATACTTCATAAAGGAAAAATTCACAAAATTAAATATTTTGATATTGAACCACTAATTACGGGTGTTTGGCCGGTAGTCAGCCTAATGATTTTACAATTATCATACGGTGAGCAAGTAACTATTATTGAATCGTTATATCCAGAAAAAATACAGTTAACAGCCAAAGCTTTCGCTATAAATTTCACACCAGATGTATCTACAACAAACATTCAAATTGAAAATGATACTGAAATAACAGATAAACTAGATTCGGCTAATGCTGGTATTGCTACTATAATTAGTATGTTAGGTGGTCAAGGTTATAGACCACCTCATCCAGACCGTGTGAAACAATCATTAACAAATATGCATGATTTGGTAACGATATCCCGTGATAGTCAGCAATTCGCCGATGCGACAAAACGAGCATTTGATGCGGCTAAGCATAAAGATAAGGAAAAATAATAGTTTACAATAAAACCAAAAATTCATAACAATACATGTAACTACAGAACACGAAGTGGGTCCTAAGCGGTTGAAACTATTATACCTCATCATATTCACTCAGCTGAGGTTATTGATACATTTATTGGTATAAAACAACCCATAACAGAATCGTATGAATCTATACAGGATTTATCAAATAATTTAGATAACACCAGCACGGATAAACTAGATAAACAAATTGACTACATGTTACACTTGTTGACAAAAAAAACAAATACGTATACCAAGCAAATTTTAAAACTACAACAGATATACCTTATAAATTGACTGCACAAAATTTAGAACAAACCAAATCACAATATATACAAACGAAGCTCCTGTACAGATTATTACAATTAGACAACAACACATGAGGCCGCATCATTCACAGAAGACTGTGATGATATAAACCCAAACGTATTAAAGGTTCTCATTCAAAACATTTAACGGTATCTTATCAAATAATAGTATTATTAATATTAAAGAAAAGAAGTGATTATTTCACTTCTTTTTCTGTATTATCAATATCAATATTTTCAGCAATTGTGTCAACATCAACAGATGAAAGATTAACAGGTTCAATACGGTCATCACCATCATACACTTCTGTTAAGATATCGTCTAATGCTGTTTGAAGTTCAGCCTCACGTTTCTGTTGTTCTAACAATTTTAAATAAACATCCACATATGGGGTGTCAATAATCACATCTTCTACAGCTTGTGCATGAGATTTTTCCGATTTTGAAGGTATCAACTCATTTTGAGTTGGTATCACATTGGGTAGTCGTGTTAGTGATAAATTTCGGTCTAATTCAAATGCCAACTGATTGAATGACGATTCTTTAATAACACCTTTTTCTTCATACCCTCGTTTACGTGCCAACTTCGGGTGATTTTCATATACTACAGCATGAACATGTAGGTGTAACGTATCATGTTGAATAGCTGCCACCATACGACCATCATTATAACCCTCATTGTCAACTAGTGCTTGAATACTATGTCTAACCGCATGTCGTAATCTAACATCATCATAATTATATTGATAATCACCTTTATTTGTTATATCAACAGTGTCCGGAACAATACCTTGTTCTACTAAATAATCTGGGTCAAATGATATAACCATTTGCTGAATAGCTCTATCACCCTGCAAATGTAAGTCTTGAATATGCTCTGCTAAGTGTAACGTTTCTTCTCGACTAATAGCTGTAGAATCTAATGTAAAAGCTACACCATCACCTTGAACTGGTACTGTATTTGGGTCGGGTAAATATGCCATAGACTTATCTGTAGCAGAGTCTCTAGATACATAATCAGCCACAAACGCACCAGCATCTTTACCTCGTGACCCATTAATATTAAATTGTGATTTGACTACTATATTTCTATTTCGACCACTAATCATATGTATCCCCCCTATATTTTATATTATAAAAAGTGACAATTGTCACTTTATAATAGTTTGTCATAAATTTTCTCAAATAATCTAATAGCAATTTCAACCCTCAATGCTGAGTCATGTGTTGCTTGCAATGCATTAGATACAACTTGTGTAGCAATATCTTTTGGTACATTATGATGAAGTACCGCATAATCAGACACATCCGATATACTTGTGAAGTTTTGAGCTCGCATATCATCAATTCTCTTTTTAATAATATCTTGCTTATTATTTGATATATTTGGAGCATCATTCACAGGTTCATCAATGAATGGTGGTTCTTCAACAGGTTCTGATGGTAATTCATCAACTGGCTCAGGTGTAAACACAGGAGCTTCAGAAGCATCTTTGAGAGTTACAGGTTCTTTAACCATATTTAATTTATCGAGCTTTTCTTGTTCACTTCGAACAGCTTCTGTGTTAGCATCAAGCATTGCCTCAACCATTGCTTCGGACACACCCGGTGGTAAATCAACCTCTTTTTGTGGTGGTGTTAAATCGGCAACAACATCTCGGAAAAGCCCATGTTCCAGAACCTTACCTTTAAAAGATGAATCATTATAATGTTTTTTTGTAACAGTTAGATTTAAAAGACCAAATGATTCATCAAATAATTTATCTGTTGCTGGAAACAAGACCAAGCATGGTTTCTCTTTTAAATCTGATTTATAACATAAAATAGTATGCTTTTGAATACCAATAACGGCATATCCCAATAAGGGTGATGAATTTTGCAAGTCAAGCTCAAATCCAATAATCCCATCATCGTCTCTTAAATACCCCAAGTCTTCTTCAATCATTAATCGTCGAAACAAAGGGTCTTTTGCTGATGGGTCGATATCTTCAACTTGTGATTTAATATCCATTTTTAATTATTCCTATTTCCAGAATTACTTGTTGATTGTGCTGTCTGAGCTTTATTTGCTTTTTCTTCTGCATCAGACAACTTTTTAGTTAAGTCATCAATTTGTTGTTGTAATGACTGATTCTTATTTTTCAAATCACTATTTTCAGATTGTAGTGATTTATTAGCATCACTCAAAGAATTAACTTGATTAGTCGCTTCTTCTTGTACTTTATTAACCGATTCATCAATTCGAGCTTGTATTGATGCTTCCGTAGCAGCTTTTGCTTCTTCTTGTTCTTCTTTTTGCTTTTCTAATTCTTTACGTTTTTCTTCTTCTTTATTTTCCTTTTCCGTTTTTTCCATTGATTTTTTCTTATTCTTATAAGAACCATCTAAAACGGCTTTGGCTGTCTTATCTTTATCCGATTTATCACCATTGATTTTTTCTGAAACAGGTTGAACTGAATCAGCAGTTCTATGGTTATTCATTAAGCTAGTGATTGCACCAGCCCCGATACCGACAACGGATAACCCAATCATCACACCAGCAATAAGCTGTTTTCTACGTTTTTGTGAAGCTTTTTTTCTCTTTTGTGAAAACGTAGGCAAATCCCCAATCGGGGGTACTTCTGAACGTAATTGTACGGATGCATTAGATTTAGTATTATCATCCGTTTCATCAGCAAAGTCCTGAATTTTGGACAAATCTAAAGTTTCATCTAAATTTTCGTCCATTAAATTTTTACCAAAGGCTTTAAATTTATCAAACAATTTATTTTTTTCCTTTCAAAATAACAACGCCATCGAGAGCTCGTGCTTCAAAGCATCCAACACTTCTAGAATCTTTAGAAACATCTCTATTATCACCTAAAACAAAATAATGATTTTTAGGTACAGTTATTGTGTATGATGATTTCTTATATGTTTTAATTAACTCAGACTTCAAATAAGGTTCATCATATCGTTTATCATTGATATATAAATCACCATTAATAACGGTTATAACATCACCAGGCATACCAATGATTCGTTTAACAATTTGTTTTGCATCACCATCATCAGTAAGACGTTCAGTAAATGTTGCAACATCAAAACGTTTTACTTTTTCATGACGTTTTACCAGCACAATTTGCCCCGTATGAAGTGTTGGGTCCATTGAATGACCATCAATTCTAGTCAATGTAAAATTAAAATTAAACAGCATAAATACTAATACAATAATACTAGATACTATAATAGTAGTCCATGGCGTTTTGGATTTTTTAATTGTATAAACGGGTTCTCTACCGTCATCTAAATTTAACGAGCTTAGTAGTTGTTCAGAACGTTTTTTATTATAGTCCGTCATATTAACCTTTATGGCCACCATAACGACGATGGCTTGTTTCTTTATATTTAGCAATCGATTCTAATACATCTTCATGATTTTGTTCACGAATTGCAGAATCTAACATATCATCAACCTTATCAGGCTCTACATATGTAGCACCACCAAATTTTGCTGATAAAACGGCTTCTAAATGATTAATAGTATCTTTACTAACTTCAGGTTCCATACTATTAATATTATGCGTATCATCATCAACTTCTGATGAACTTACAGCAACCTCAGATTTTTCAGGAACAAGTGGTGTATTCCAAATAGCAACTTCACTTACGTTTGTAGAGATACTTTCACTGGCAGATTCAGACGTACTAATAGATGTACTTTCACTAACAGACTCCGATATGCTAGCTGATATACTTTCACTAGAATCAGTCGCTTCAATAGGTGCAGCTGTTGCAGTACCCGGTAACGCGGTTTTATAAATAATTGCACCTGTTTTTGTGTCCTTATATGCACTTGATTGGAGTTTTTGCAAGCGTTTAACGGCATACTCATCACCACATTCAAAGTCATCGGCTAATGTCTCATTTAATATATCAGATAATCCATTGAGCACATGTGGAAGTATACACCATGCAATGATTGCTACTAAAAATAAATTTGGAGCTGGAATATAATTATAATATGGACCATATAAATAGACTAAAAACGCTACTACACTAGTTCCAAAAAGTGATTTAATCATCTTTGATACTGACCCTAATACAATACCAGCACATAAAATTCCGAACATGAGAATTGGTAAAAATACCATTATAGCTGCGGAATTAAATTGAAGAAAATCTTCAACATTAGGTTTAAATAACGCACCATTTTCAATTGAATAACCAGCCGTTGCTAAATATGCGATATAAATAAATGCATGTACTAATACCGCAGAAACTATAATTTTTGAAACACTTAACACACCTTTGAAAAATGCTACAGTGGTGTCAAGAATATTAATTTTAGAAGATTGTTCCATATGTCAAACCTTTCAATATTTTACTATATTTATATTATATCACATTTTTGTATATTTGTCAAGAGTATTCAATTAATCGGCAGCAAAACTACTCATGTCACCATAGACTTTCTGGAATTGAATTTGTTTGGACCCAACCATATAATTTCCAGTAAATGCAACAATCTTATCATCTTTAATCATATTCGCTGTAAATTGCAGCACACGGTCACTATTACTACGCACAACTTTAATTGAATCTTGTGAAAGAGTGTATCCCAAACCACTTAATGTTTTCAATGTTTGTAGTGGATAAATATCACTAGGTTGTGTTCCCGCATTAAAGTCAGGCTTAACCGTATCCATTGCAATAGTGCTATCAACCGCATGATTAACAGCATCTTTTACAACTTGAGTATCTTGGTCTGATGCGAGTTCATCAGCACGTTCTAAACTAGCATCAGCTTGTTTCTCATAGTTATCTACAGGAATTTCTGAAGAACTAGTTGAACTAGATTCTTTTGTAGAGCTTGACTCTGTATCAACATCTTCCACTTGCTTAATAGCTTTTTTCTTTTTAGGTTTAGTTTGTTCAACTTTAGGTTTTGTAGGAGTATTATCCTTTGACTTATTCGTGACCATTACAATACCCCCAACAATAGCAACAGTTAAGCCACCAATAATAAACCATCGTTTAATTGGTGAATCTGATTTTGTATTATTTTTCTGTTTTGTCATTACGACACCTCATAATTTTATCTATACTTCTATTATATCATAAAATTAACTATTTGTCAATAGAAAACAACCTTATTGTTGTGTCACAACCGTCAGCAGCAAATCATCACCAGCATTTTGGTCTATAGGTGAATTATCGACAACCGTACTTTGCTTAATATCAGGAAACTCGTCAGGAAACGCATTTTCAACACCAGCTAACAACGCTACTGATGCGATAACAGCTATTAGTATTGCAATAACCGTAAAAATCCCAATTGAATTGTTATTCATATCATACCTACTTTCTAGCTTAATTATATCATATATTCGCAGGATTGTCAAGGTTACAAAAAAAGGGCTTAGCCCTTAATATTATTGAGATTTAGCATCTTTATTAGATGTGAATCCAACAGCAGATGGGTCATAGAATTCAAACGCATCTTTTTCCATACCACTTTTAGATACATAACGATAGTTATATGTACAATATTCACCAGGAGCAGATTGACCAGAATAACCAGTATAATTTTGTTCGATGATTAAGATATCACCATTTTTAAATACGTGAGATACCACACCCGTATGACCGGCAGATGTTTGTCCACCTGATGAGAACGCTGAGCCAGCATGTGGCGTTTTTGAGCGACCTTTATCACCAAATTTTGAAGCTAAGTTTCCAACAACGGCAACACCATCACCCAACTGATTGTCAAAATTTTGACCGTCTTTTTGCCATAACACGTGCATAAGTGACGCGGTTAAATTGGTACATTGGTTACCCGCCCACCACCATGAACCGGCATCATTATATTTCATACCCATTGATTCAGGATTTAAGGCATATTCTTTCAAATCTGATGGTAAATCTTTTGGTTTCCACGCTTGATAATCATTGTAGTTAACTTCACCAGTACCGTCTTCTGACCAACCATTTCCGCCACCGCTAGAATCATTATTATCACATTTATCTTTAGAGCTTTTGCTAGAACTTGATGAACTTGCATTACTACCGCCATTACCAGCACCATCACCTTTACCAAAATGACTCTCAAATTTTTTGGCATCAAATTTATGTTTAGAACCTTCAAACATATCATATGCTTTTTGAGCATCGGCTTTTTTCTGGTCTTGATGGATATATGCTACGTTACCACGTTCATAAGCCTGCCATGCTAATGTTGCACTTTGGGGGTCTGTTTCTTCAGCCATTTGTCTAAAGCTACGGTTTTTACCTGATAAGTCCATTGAAGCATTCCAGTCACCAGCAGCAACGGCTTTACCAACGAATTCATTCATTTTATCGGCATCTTCCCAGTCATCACTACCCAATGGAGCATATTTAGTATACGGTGTGAACTGATAAATACCACCACCAGCTTCAGTTGTATAATAAGATAACCCTGTAGGTACGACACCATATTTAATCGAGTTAGTTTTAATATCACTACCATAGTGACCTTCAGCACGACCAATCATTGCGAAACCACCTTCAGAGTTAACCCAACCAACAATACCAGCCGCAGCAGCACCAGATAAGCCTTTATCAACCCATGAATCAAATACTTTCTTAGCGGTCTTATATGCGGTCGAGTCTTTGTTAGTCCAATCTGAATCAGCACCAGATGCCGAATCTGTACCACCTGAACTTGATGACTTATCAGATGACTTTTTATCATTTGGACAATTACCAAGAATAGCAGCAACTTCATCATCAGACATACCACCATACTCAGCGATGGATTCTTGCTTAATATCCACATCAAAACTAGTTTTCATTTTATCAGCACCATAAATAATAAGAACAACTAAAATAGCACCAACAATCCAACCAACGGGGTTAGATACAATAAAACTAAATAATGCAGATAATCCTTGTCTTGCTGCATTAGCAGCTACTTTAGCACCAGCTTTAAGCATTTTAGCTGCTTGTTTTGCCTGATTAGCTAACTTTTTAGCCTTTTTAGCTTTTCGATAAGCATCACGAGCTTCTTTATACATATCGCTGGAATCAGCCATTTTATTATCTAACTCTCGTCCAGCTTTTTTCGCACCTGCTTTTGCTAAATCTTTTGGAGCATTTTTCGCAGCATTGACTGCTTTATTTTTAGCAGCTCCAGCTGCTTTTTTAGCAGCTCCTGTAAATTTACTTACATCAGCCACAAAAATCCCCTTTCATTTCTTTTATACTTATATACTTATTATACCATAAATATTCATTTTTGTCAATAATGACAACATATAAAAAGTAATGGGCAACCCATTACTTAACTCCATCAATAAACGTCTCTGCCATTTTAGTAGCATCGTTATCAAACTCAGACGTTTTAAATTTATAAACTCCTTGTTTGACTAACATGACAATTTCATTTGCAAAGTCATTCAACGACATGGTTTTCGGTATAAACAAACCTTTATTTTCCAATGGCTTGCCGATACGTTGCGATAATTGTGTTAACACATTATTGATAACTTGATTAGAATAACATTCAACAACTTCTACATCAGCTGAATGGATATCTGCAATAGTTTCATCTTTAAACCGAGGAACCCCATCAAGCTTCAAAATAACAGGCACTTCATCAGGCTCTTCTGATAAGTACGTTGCGAGTTTTTGAAGAACAACGTTTTTAATATTACGTTTTGCATCACGAGCACCACCACGTTCAGTATCTGATGAAGTTCGGTCTTTAACAATATACGGAATAATATCTTTTGATACAAAAATCTGTCTATCGGGTGTCCTAACAATATCAAGATTAAAGTTTAATTCTTTCATTGCAATAGCTTCCATAGCACTGGTTGGCAATGGTTTGAACGGTACAATCTTATCAATACGACCCAAAACGGCAGTTTCAAAGACATCAGACTGTGTCAATGAATTATATACCAATTCAATATCAATTTCAGCATCAATATCACCAAATTGCTTAACGTGTTGATATACATCAGAACCCAAGTTAGTTGTTAAATTAATAATATTACCCGAAAACGAAATAACACGGTTTGGATTATTTGCAGCTGTTAGACGTGCATCATCCAATACTTGTAATAGAATATTCATAGCTTCACGTGTGGATTTTTCAACCTCATCGATAAGAATATATCCATTTGGAGCAGACCATGCAGCCTGAGCCAAAGCATTCGCAAATTCAATAGCATCCTCTGGTCTAGAATATCGTGACATATCAAAACGTTTAAGTGGAATACCAAGAGTTTCACTGATAATCTTAGCCATTTCAGTGTTATGAGTGACAATACCATTTGCTAACTGATACAAATGCTCATTATTGTCAACCATAATACAAGTCATAGGCACATATTTATCAAGCACTTTAATATCTTTAATTCCAATATAATCATAATTTTTCACACGTTGTTTTTCAAGAGTCATTGCCTTATATGCAATTTCTTTTTTACGAGTCAAATTAAAGAATAAATGCTTTTCTTCATTTGGTGCTGAAACTTGAACCGTATATTCAACATTACCAGTAGATTCTCTGAAATATGAACGTAAGCTTGAACTATATCCTAAAGAATATAGCAATTGAATAACTTGATTTTTCAACGTTTCAGAAATAGTTGTAAATGATACTGGATATCTATATCCATCATCCACAATAGTACCATCAGTATCAAATAATCCACGAATCAATTCCCATCGCTGTTCAACTGACCCATATAAATATTCATTCGGAATACATTTAACATCTGATTTTTTATTATATAACTCATTAAAGTTGCCAACAATATCTCGTGTTTGAAAATATTTCGTAGTGCCTTTGGCACTCGGATTATAAAACTTCCATGTATAGCCCCAATCAGACTGCTTGACACCAGAAGCACCAATTAAATCGCTAACACAATAGATTAATTCAGAATCAGCCCCTGAAATTGAAAATGCTGATTCAGTCATACACCCATCACCAACAGCAGCACCGATGACATATGGATGTACTGTGAAATCCTTATTATCAAATTGTACAGCTCTATTATTGGGAACATAATAACGCATAGTTCCATCAGACAGTGATAATCCTGAATCTAACAATTGTTGGGATGTCATAATATTATCACCATTAACAAGTTTCTTTAACTTTTTATGCTTATGTGAATATACATCCCATAAATGTTCATCAGCGGAATCTACAAATCGTCCATCACTAAATGCAACACGATATACTTGTTTATCACCTTGGGGGAATACACCAGTAACTTTTGTTGGCCTACCCAATCTATCATATACATAATCACCAACTTTAATATCACCATGTCTCATTAACTGTTCAACGCCATCACGAATGACATAGATTTCTGTATTATCATCCAAAGCTTTACCAACCCCGGTACTACCAGTGGATAAGAATGACGATTTCGGGCGAGTTGGGTCATTAAACCCCGTTAATGACAATTCCAATAACGAAATCACAGCCTTAACAGCCTGATTCTGATTCAAAATACCTTTATGTAAAGCTTCCTTAATTTCAGGTATTGATACTTTATTATCAATATCAATACCATAAGACCGTTGAATAACTCGATTTAACATCGGTCGTGACAACGGATATTCTGAGTCGACATTTAATTCTTTTGCTGTATAATATTCACGTTGTAATTCCCCACCTTGCATAAACTCAATTTTAGTAATATTACCAACAACATTAAGTAAAATATCAATAGATGCACGTGGTTGTGAATTGGAAATCAAAATCTGTTTTGACGTGTCATAAATTTCACCAAACACTTCTGGGTCAGCTAATTCCAAAACACCATATTGTTTAGCACGGCTTTTAAGAATATTAATAACGGCTTCACGAGGTAACTCAGGTAATGTTATACGTAGCAAACGTTGGTCTAGCGCTCTATTAGGGGCAATCCATTCGTCATATTCTTCAAAAGTAGTAGCCGCAATAACACGGAAACCATTATGAGCTGATTTTTCAAGAATTGGTTTTAACGCTTCGACCGCTGATGGTGATACCATTGCAATACGGTGAAACTCATCAATAAATAAGACAACAATAACGTCATGAGATACAGCATAATCAGAAACTTGTGATACCAAATCCAGTAACCCATTAGCCATCTCAGTATCTTTATCACCCATTGAGTCCTTAACTAATCGTTCAACATCTACACTCAACACTAAATATTGTGTAGAATGTTCATCATATGTAAATCCTTGGATATAAGCCGTCTTACCAGAGCCTGGCTCACCTAACATAATAACATTTGCCTTTTCAGGATTACGTAATCCAAGACGTAATTCAGATGAATCACGACCTAAAATCGGAGCTGATGGCCTAGCTAATGGTGTTGCCGCTTGCTTCATAGCAGGATAACGGTCCTTTTCACGTTCATACGTGGCAATTTGTTCATCAATAATTTTATTAAAATCTTGCACCAAAGCCTCCTATTTATCATTAGATATTGATGATGCATCAATAATTTTATTTTTGAATGGTCTAAACATCCATCGTAAATTATAATATTCAGTTTTAGTTAAAAGTAATACAGCATTACTACCACTAATTAACTTCGGAATATTTGCAATAGATACATCTTGTAATGATAAAATATGTTTATTTGTTTTACATTTTGCAATAACTGATTTAATATCAGATAGGTCTCCATAAATAACCACCGATGACATTGGATTTTCCAATCTATCATATAGTGCATTTACAGTAGCCTTTTCATCTATATTATTAATTCTCATCATACTTATATTATACCATATTTTACGATTTTTGTCAACCTTCATCCAAAGTCTCGATTAATGGATTATTATCATACAATCGCAAATCTAAAGTTCTATGATTATCTGACAATTCATTTTTCCAAGCTGTTACAACTTTATTCCATTTGACTGAATAAACAAGAACTAAATCATATTTGTTATTATGAATACCTTTTCGTACTACGATTCGTTTATCTGTCAATTTGTTATTTGTATATATTTCTTTATATTCAATAATATTACCATTGAAAAGAACATCCTCAATATCATATACAGTTGGGACTATATCAAATTTTGATTGTAACCTATCTAACGTATGCTCAGATAACGGCTTATGCTTATTAAATTGTTTCCGCATCTGTGGCCTAATAATACTATTTAAATAGTCTTTTTCAATATCTGTCATCTGAAGAACATGACGTTTTTAACAACTTTTTTCATATACATATCCTATCAATTATTTTCTATAGTTATTATATCATAGTTATAAGACTTTGTCAACAGCAAAAAAAAGAACTCTAACGAGTTCTTTTATTAGTCTTGAACTTTAGCAGTCCAATTACCATTAACATCTTTTAACTCTTTAACTCGGTCTTTTGAATAACCAAGCTTTTCAAGTTGTGCATATGCAGCTTCTTGAGTTTTAACTGTGTAAAGAACTAATTCTGATGTTTTAGCAACAGCTTCGGTCTTAGTGTCAACTTTAGGTTGAGTTTCAACCTTTTTATCGGTAGTTTCAGCTTTAACAGCTGGGACTAATTGTCCAGCCACATCAGCTACTGAAACATTTGATTTATTGACTGCTTCAGCTTTCACACCAACTTTAGACGTTTCTGTTTTTGCATCTTTAGCAGTTGCATCAGATTTATCTGATTTTTCAGCTTTTTTTGGAGCTTCTTGTCCATTTTCCACATATGTGATAACGAATTTCCCTTGTTCATTAGCCTTAATCAATTTAATATCACGTGGTGCAATACCATAATTTACAGCATAATGTAACGCATCAGCATCCGATTTAACAGAGCTTTCATAAATAGTTAATGTTGAAGTACCTGGGTTTGCAACCTCTTTTACTAAACTAATAATAGCCGCAATCGCTGTAGTGTTTGATTTGATTGCTGTTTTATTTGTTGCAATATCTTTAGTATTTGTATTCACTTGTTGTACCGCTAATCCCAATTCTTTAGCTAAATTAACAATTGCTGTTGAATTCTTATCAATGTTTTTAGCATTTGATTGAATATCAGTTGTGTTTTTAGCAATTGCGTCTTTATTTGTCTGGATATTTTTAACAATTACAGACAATGATGAAATTGTTTCACTTTGGAACTTATCAGCTTTTTCAGCATTTTCTTTCACAGTATTATCAAGTTTTGAAACAGTATCTTTAAGTTCATCAACACGATTTTGTTTAGTGTTAGTGATGACTTCTGTTGAACCAAAATCAATACCATTAACAATTTCATTAAATTCATTTGTTACATTATCAACATCCGCAATACGTTTTGTATCCAAGAACGCATCCACATGGAACGCTGTTTTATCGAAATCAATTTGGTCTAAGAAGTCTTGGTCAAATGTAATCATTACACGTGTTACTTGTGTATCGGCACCATTAGTAGTACCAGTCTTAGTATTGACATCTTTCGATACGTTACGAGCAATTGTTTGTGTCGTAAATTTAGTGATGTCGGTATTCGCATCCATCACACCTTTATTACGAGCATAACGATTGTACAATGCAGTACCTTGTTTAAATGTAATTGGATTATTAGATTCTACAATATAATTACCTGTATATTCATCAGCTTTGACATTCAAATCATCTGACAATGCATAGTATGAGAACCCTTCAGACAAGTTCATTGGGAATTCTGAACCGCTCAAACGATACTTAAATGTTGTACCATTTTCAATCTCTGCTTGTGGATTAGCATTGATATCTAATGATGTCAAGTTTGCAAATGAAAGAACCGCATCTTTACGTGGGTCAAGAAGTGGAGCTTCATTTTCAACAGTATTTGTTTTATATTCGTTACCGAAGTCGGATTGCCAAGCTACGTTTGAATATTTATTACCGTTATAAGTTCCACCTTTTTTATCAGGCGTGTTATCGATTTTTAGCGTTGTCATTGGAATAACAACATCTACATTTTTACCGCCTTCGATATAAGTCTTATAGAAGCTGTTGTCAAATTGAGTATAATCAATTTTAATTGCCTTACCTTTTTCATCCATAGCTTCTTTAATCTTATCAGGGGCAGCATCTTTACCGATAATAGACCATGTTAATCCATTAACAGCTTTACCTTCAGAATCTACAAATGTACCACTTACAGCACCTTTAGCTACTTCTGATGTGTAAAGAACTTTACCAGTTTCACGGTCTTTAAACACAATTGGTCCAGTTACTTCAAGAGCATCTGCTGGATAGTAATCAACAATTGAAGTACCTTTAGATTGCATTTCTTTATCAATATTAACACCTTTATATTGGTCATAATCCAAACCAATTACGTAGTTATTGATAGAACCTGGTAATACAGCTTTACCATCAATGTTCACCATTTTACTGTTGAAGTTATGTTTTGTTGGATTGGCACTATTTGTTTGAATAGTGATTGTATCACCAACAACCATATATTCATCATTCACAATAGTTTCTGAATGAACTTGATATGTTTCATCATCTTTATCAAGCTTGAAGTAAACAGCTGGTGCATCATATGTGAATTGAGTTCCAACTGTACCACCAACAGTACCACCACGATTAGCACGTTGTTCTTTGTTAACTTGAACAAGATACTTGTTCGTAGCTTTCAATGTAACAACACGAGTTGTCTTATTATAAGAAGCTTCCCAATTAGTTCCATCAACATTAGATTTAGCTTCATCAAATGTTGCATTTTCTGGAAGATATGTATTGATAACTAAACTATGGAACTTATCGAAACGGTCAGCCGGAAGAGGTTGATTGTCGGTTTCGACACCAACAGTTTGATTAACCATTGCTTGAACAACTTTACGACCATTATTAGATTCTTTTGTTGCTTCAACAATTGTTTCACCATCAGCATTTTCCGCATGTCTGTCAGTTGTTGGTTTTGAACGAATATCAAAATAATTGAAATCAACAACTGGAACAGCTGGTTTAGTTACAGGTACAGCTGTATAATGGTAAATTTTAACAGGCTTAGTACCAGCTTCTGTTGTTTCTGGTGCAATTGTGAAATCATACAATGTATATGTAGGCATTGTTGATGGGTCAATTGTACCATTTGATGCAGAAATTTTAGCAATATAAGCTTGTAACTCAGCATATTGCTGTTTAGCTTTTTCTACGTATTGTTCTGTTTCACCAGGGTTAGTGATTTTAACAGTTTCACGTTTCAACTTGATATTACCTTGGTCAGCTTGCGTTTGGAAACTTGTTAATGCGGCCTCTTGAATTGTTGCAGATGCAACCTCAGCTGTCACATCACGAAGTTTTTTACCACTAGCGATTGACGCTTCAATGGCTTTAGAATCCGCTGCTAAAGCATCTGCTGAATATTGTTTAGATTCAACAGTAACCGTTTGACCATATACTGACAAATTAGATTTCAAGCCGTCCATTTGGGCATTTGCTTTATCAGCATCAGCTTGATTACGAGCTACAGTAGCTTCATAATTAGCCATATCATTTTTATATTTATTAGTAGTGTCCTGGATTTCTTTAGTCTTTGCGTCATAATATTTTTGAGCAGTCGCACGATGTTCCTCAGTTTGAGTAGCATCACCAGACAATACTGTTGAATCATTATGAACAACAGTTACACCAGCAGATTCAGCTTTTGAAACTGCATCATCTAAATTTGAGTGGTCAACATATACGTCAACCCAACCCGTAGTGTTATCAGTAGCTTCATCAGCATGAGCTGTAGCTGTTTGCATAATTACCACCGTTGGTGCTGCAAATGACAACGCAACTGGTGCCATTAGATTAACTAAACTTTTAGATTTCTTTCTTGATTGAATTAAATTCAAAGTGTGTATCTCACTTTCATTTTTATGTACATAAGGCTATCAACCTTTATATATATTATACCACAAATTTAACGTTTTGTCAATAGTGCCCATCAACCTATTTGTGATATTTCCATACTTATATTATAACATATTTTAACAATTTTGTCAAGACCGTATCAGGACTTGATTTTTTTTCTATTTTATGATATAATATAATAGATAAGATATTATTAATATTAAACATTAAAGGAAGAATCAATGATTTATTATGATTTAGACGCAGTTACCTCTGCTTTAGTAGTAAAATTAAGTCCAAAAAATCCTAATGCTGTGTATTGGGATATCTATGAACGTTTAGGAGACGCTGTGGATATGGGTGAGCAAGAATATGAATTACAATATGAAACAACTGTCATACCTATTACAATCACATATGTCACACCAGATGTGATTGAAGATGAAGCTCAACTATATCAGCTAGTACAATTTACATTTTAATATAACACAAAGATGCGAGTAATCACATCTTTTCTTTTATGTACAGTTAATCAAATACAAAAAGATGTGACTAAATCACATCTTTTCTTTTATTATTTACGGTTGCGTTTGCGACGACGCAATGTGTTACTAAGTCCAGCAACACCACCTGTTGTACCAAGTGCACCAACAAGACCTACAAGTGAACCAGCATCACCTGTTTTTGGCAATTCAGGAGCTTTTGGTTTTTCAGTTTGTTTTTCTGGTGTTTTTGGAGTTTCTTTAGGTGTTTCTTTTGGAGTTTCTACTTTACGATAAATATTACGGATATTACCTTGGTCATCTTTCTTAACAGCAACCAATTCATAACCTGGAATATCAGATTTACCATCGTTGTCTGGGAATTGACCTTCTTCTTTAGGTTTCAATTCTTTACCATTTTCATCAACCCATTCAGTTGTTGGTTTACGATAACGGTTTACTGTGTGAGTGTCACCTTTATCGTCTGTTGATGTTTTAGTATCAATTAATACATAACCATCAATATCTGATTTACCATCGTTATCCGGTTTAGTACCTTCTTCTTTAGGTTTCAACTCTTTACCAGACTCATCAACCCATACAGTATCAGCACCAACTTTTTGGTAACGGTTAACCGTATGTTTATTACCATCTTTATCTGTTGATGTCTTAGTATCAATCAAGCGATAACCTGGGATATCAGATTTACCATCATTGTCAGGTTTAGTACCGTCTTCTTTTGGTTTCAATTCTTTACCAGATTCATCAACCCATACAGTATCTTCAGTTACTTTCTTGTCTGGTGTTGCAACTTTACGATATACGTTTGTCACATTACCATCTTTATCTGTTTTCACAGTTACAAGTTCATAACCTGGGATATCTGATTTACCATCGTTATCTGGATGAGAACCTTTTTCTGATGGTTTCAATTCTTTACCGGTTTCATCAACCCATTTAGTGTTAGGTTCTTTTTGTTCTGGAGCTTTTTCGTAAATGTTAATAACATCGCCAACTTTGAATCCAGAACCTTTGAATGTGTCTCCAGTAAGGTCTTTTTCAGTTACAGTATAAACACGTTTTACAACATATCCAGGGATATCTGACACACCGTCATTATCTGGAAGTGATTGACCTACAGCTTTAGGTTTAAGAGTATTACCTTCAGTATCAAACCAATAAGTATCTGGTTTAACTTCTGGAGTTGGCTCAGCTACTTTCTTGTAAGTGTTTACAGTGTGTTTGTTTCCATCTTTATCTGTGTTAGTCTTAGTGCTGACTAAGTCATAACCTGGAATATCAGATTTACCATCGTTATCTGGTTTAGTACCATTTTCTTTAGGTTTTAACTCTTTACCAGACTCATCAACCCAAACAGTATCTTCTGTTACTTTCTTTTCAGGAGTTGGAGTCTTAGTGTATACATATGTACGAGTACCGTCTTTAGTTGTTACTTCCTTAAATGTATATCCAGGGAAATCTTTACGGTCTTTGAAGTTTTTACCAACTTCATCAGGTGAAAGTTCTTTACCTGACTCATCTACCCAACGAGTACGAACATCTTTTTGTTCAACTTTATTATTATCAGTAGTACCATTATCAGATGTATTGTCACCACCAGAGATAACAGCGGATTCAAAGAACGCTACACCAGCTTCTGTAGAGCTTGATTGGTTAGCTAACAATTGTTTACGAATGTTAGCAGCACCAGTAGCATACATATTTTCATATGCTTCAAGTACTGGTTTGATAGCATCATATGATGTCACAGTTGATTTATCAGTAGCAGCATCGTATTTAGCTTTGTAATCATTAAATGCTTTAGTATATGCACTTGATGTACCTTGACCAAATGTATCAAGAATTGTCATTACGTCTTGAACACTCTTAACATTACCAAATGTATCAATAGCTTTTGTTACAGCATCATTGATTGATTTGTTGTTTGAGAACGCAACCGCAATTGTATTAATTGGTTGGTCAAGATTTGCAACAGTGTAAGCTTCACCTGATTGTGTTGTAATTTTCTTACCACCAAGGCTGTTATACCAGTTAATCAATTTAACAATAGTAGTACGAGCTTCAGTTTGTTTAGCTGAATCGGTACTCAAAGCGTCATTAAGCAATGACCCCATTTTAGTACCATCAGCTAATTCAGGAACTGCCGCAACAGCTGATTTATACAATTGCGAATCAGTACCAAGATTACGAACAGTTGCCGCCAATGCCGCAGCATTTACACCTGATGGGCGGTCAAATGTTACTGGGAATGTTGTTTCACCAGCTTGTTTTGTTAAGTCAAAACTTCCCGCAGATACCGTATCGGCTGATACAGTAGATAATACTGTAGCCGCAGTAGCTCCAACACTCAATACAGATGCTGTAGTTGCTACAGCTGCGAAAGCATTACCTTTTGATAATTGTTTCATTAGTTTACTTGTCATTACAAGCTCCTATTTCAAATTTAATTTAAATTATAGGTTTGATAACCTTATGTTTATATTATACCACACTTTTTATATTTTGTCAAGGGGGTATATCACATTGTATTCATTTTCTTTAACATATCAATACGTTGCTTAAGAATTTCATTTTCTTTTACTAAGCTATTATGTGCTTTAGATAACTTATCATAGGCTACTTTTGCACTATTAATAGTTTTATTTAGCACTTGATTTTCAGACTCTAAATCTGTAATATTTTTAGCTAAATCTTTATTTTCATCAGAAACGTGGTTAAACAACGCCTTCATATTTTCTAATTCATCTTCTATAGATGTATCTTTTGTAGACATATTAGAAACATCTTCTAACAATCTTGAATATGCGTCTTGTTGCTCTTGAAGTTTATTAGTTAAATCAGAAACTTCAGATTGCAATGATTCAATGGATACCGTACTAGAATTATAATTAGCTTTGAGTTCTGAATATTCTCGTTCTAGCTCATACTTTTCTTGTCGTAAAGCTTCAGCTTCTGATTTTACTTTATCCATATCCTCAGAATTAATAGAAGTTTCAGAAGCGGCTAGGGAGTAATCGGAAACTTTACTGATAAGAGTGTTTAAATGAGCCTCTAACGATTCATTTTGTTTCTTTACAACACCTAACTCTTTTTCAACTTCAGATAATTTACTTTTTGCATCATGAGTTTCTTCACGTGATAATGTCAATGCTTTGCCATTTCTGTGAGCATGTTTAGACACATCCATTAATACACCATTAATCATCACAAACACACTATCAACATCTTCAGCTCGATAATATTTACCTTTAATCAATGGTATATCAATTTCTTGATTATAAATATCTCTAAATGAAATTTTAGAACCCGCAGCAAGTAATTGGTCTTGCCCAGTTGTCATTTCATTAGAAACTTCAGGTTTAGGTTGTTGTACAGAATTCAAAATTATTCTCCTATTTCACTAATTAAAATTTTATAAGCATCACCCATTTGTTGTTTTGCAACATTATCACCAAAGACACCACGAACAATTGCAGCAACCATCAAATCTTCTTCAAGTTGTGCATCTTCATTCGGATTTAATTTGTCAAAAACTTCATCCAATAAGTTTTTAACGTCATCTGAATCATTAAATGTATAATAACGTGGATACGCTTCAACTTTCGTCAACAACTCTTTAATAATTACATTTTGTTCTTTAATTTTGGCTTCTAATTCCTTAACGGAAGATGCTTTCGTTGTGCTTATAGCTTTACGCGTAGATACAGTAGGTTTTTTCTTTTCAAAAAATTGTTTCTTTTTATTTAAATATGCTAAATATTCATCATAATTGACAACAATTTCAGATTTACGTTTACGTTCACCAAAAGTGCTGTCATCCATACGAATACGATTCATTTCAGACGTGACAGCATCTAGGGTTGTTAAGCCATCAAAAATCTCACGTGTGATATGAATTCCTGGTTGACCAATTGGGACTAGTTTCATATTATACACCCGCACCTTTCAGAATATCACTACCCAATAACGCCTTAGCTCTAGCAGCAATATCATCTTCAGAAATAGCATTACCGTCAGCAATTTCTGATTCCACCATTAATTGAATGGCTTGAAGTAACAACTCTTTAGCTTTTGCAGAATTAGCTTCTCGCTTAGCAATAGCTTCTTCAATACGTTTTTCTTCTTCTGATTTATTAAATGTTACGATTGCTTTAAATTGCACATTATTCTCCAATCTCGCCATGAGCATCTGAAGAGTCTTCCTCATTTGCTAAGGCCTTAATTGTTCTTATAATTTCTATTTTTTGCGGAACAACACCATCAACCGTTTTACGGGTATCAAATGAACCAGTCATTAAGCAATACATCCCAACCACAACACACCCAATAAGAGTGCAAATCATAACAACATGTTCTTTATATAATTTCATATAGTTTTAGAGACATATCTCTACCTTTCATTTCATTAGCTACTGTACTAAACAGTATCCACGATACTATTGTTCCAACTACTATTATTATATCACAAACATTAACATTTGTCAAGCCTATAAAAATAAAACTTATTTAAAGTTTTATTTCAATTTTAATATAAAATCGGATTCATTATCAGCTAAAAATTGTTGAATAAGTTTTAACATTAGATTTTCAGGTTTCATCTCATATTTAACTTGTTGTGACATTTTAACAGTATTCGTTGCGTTATCACTATATTCTCGCAATTTTGGTATAAATACATCCGCAATATGCTGAGTATATTCATACAAAGCTTCTTGCAACCTTGGTAAATCCATACTATCAATTTTATTATATTGAGCTTTTAGTAATTTTTTCTTTTTTCTTAAATGTTGTGGTAAACTCAATTCAGCAACAACCTTTTTAAGTGGTTTTGCCTCACCAGTCTCCATAGATGTTTTTAATATTTTACGATATTTATCCAAATCCGTTAATAATTGTGTTTGAATAATATCGGCAAAATAATACGTATTAAAATCATCCACCCGTTGAGTTGAATATGCAGACTCGGAGCCAATCAACGCATCATCAATGATTTCAACAATTTCATGATAATCGGAATTTCGACCATTAAGAAGTAAATCACCATTATAATCTTCAATAATATTCTTATTTTCTCGATATAATTGTAATAACAAATCAACATTGGAATCTGTAACACCCAATTCTTTTAATTCAGGAACACATAACATACGATGATATGTGCCGGGTTGACCTTGTCTACCCGCTCGACCAGCAAACTGTCTTTCAACACGAGAATTTGGTCTGGAACCAACTTGTAAAACAACTAATCCACGTTCCATTTCTGTGTCTTCCACATGAATATCAGTACCACGACCCATAATATCCGTAGTCACAACCACAGAACCAGGTTTACCAGCACCTTCAACAATAGCATCCTCATTGGTATCCGTTGACACTAATGTTTTATGTGGAATACTGTGCTCAGCTAATATTCCAGAAATCATTTCAGCTTCAATATCAGACGTAGCACCAATTAACACAGGTTGATGAGAACTCATATATAAACGGGTTTTTAAGACTAAATCATCATACATATGCATTTGACTCATATACAAATGTGTAATCTGTTTCAACTGATTCGGCAACCGGTCAGGAATTACTACAACACCAGTATTATAAATATTAATAAATTCAGTAAAAGAAGTACCTAATGTACCCGATACACCAGCAATAGTTTGAAAAATGTTAAATAAGGTTTGGTATGTTATTTGAATACTAGAATCATTACTTGCACCAGAGAAAACATGTTCTTTCATTTCTAAAAACGCATGCATATTATCAGATAACGTACGACCTTTTGATAAGCGACCAGTTGCTTTATCAATTAGAACAATTCGTGAACCAGAATCCGGGTCAGGCTCAGCTTGTACAACATAATCAGTAAATGGCTGATATTGAAAAATCGCATTAACGGAACTATAGATAATATGCATCATCTTAGGGTCATTGAAAATATCATTATCAAGACCCAATTTAGAAATAATTTCATCTAATGATTTATCATCTAAGAACACACTCCCAACAGAGTCTTCATCATAACCAATCGTTGTTAAACTTTTTAAAGTATCAACAATCCATTGAACACTTAGCTCTCGACCTTTATACGTAACAGTAGATAATTCACCATTTAAATCTTTAGGTTGTGCAATAATCAACGGGTTACGAGCATCATCCATCAAAATTTCGTCGGCCTCATCAATAATAGCAGCATGCAATGGTCTTTGTATGATTTTTATATCATGACCAATCCCGGATGCTAATGCACTATTCAAATACGCAAATCCTAATGTTGAATTGGTGGAATATGTAATATCACATGAAAATGCTTGCTGCTGTTCAGCATCATCAAGCTCATTAGATGTATAAGCATTAGATAATCCAAACCAATCGTAAATAGGTTTTGTTTCTTCCCAGTCCCGCTTGGATAAATAGTCATTAACGGTTAAAATATTAACGCCTTTATGTGTCATACCAAATGCTACAGCCGGTAAAATTAGTGTGATAGTTTTACCAGAACCTGTAGACATTTGAATCATGTTACGGTCAAGAGCCGCTAAAGCACCTAGCACTTGAACATCATATTGAAATTTACCTAATAGTCTAAACGTCACTTCTCGAGCAATTGCATACACATGGTTTATAATATTTTTATCTTTAATATTAAATTTTTTATGATATTTATCAGCCTCTTTATGCAACGCATCATCAGATAATCCTCTATAAAAATCCGATAGTGAATTTATTTTCTTTAATTGTTTATTATATTTTCGTAATGGTGCCTTGCTTTCATATTCTAATGAATCATATACTGATTTTAATGCCATACCGGTCTCCTTTTATTAATCTATATCTATTATATCACAAATCGTCAAATAAGTCAATAGGATTCATGCAATTTGACTTATTTTGAAATATCTGATATAATAGAATAGAAGACTTTAATAGAAATGGCGATTAATATGACAAAAATCAAGTTATTACAAAAATTTGCTTTAGGAGAAATAGGCACTAATATCTTACTAGAATCTAAAAAAACAAAGCCAACAGAAGATATGCTAGGGCACGATGACATACCTGATGAACTACCAACTGAATTTTTAAATGATATCCCTGAAGAATTCATGGATGAACCAGACGAAAGTTTTTTTATTGATGAGATAGAACCAGATTTAGAAACAAATATAAATTCTTCTAACCCAAATGAATCACTAGATGATAGTGATGATTATGCAGATATTGATGCATCCGAGATGTTACATATTGAACCCGATATAGAACCAAATATTATTGAACAGGATATAACATCAAATGTAACCCAAAAAGAATTACCCGATAACAAACATACGAAATCAGAATCACGTAATGTACCAGCACCCGATACTCTAAATACACCAATTGAACCTGTCATAACCATATCAAATGCAAAACCGACTGTTACGAACTTATCTAGCAATGAACCTATTTCTGTAAAAATCCCAATACAACCACATACTGTCAATAAGACAAAACCACGTGATGATAATTATGACACATATGCGTCCAACTGGATTAAAGAACACGGCTTTGATAAAGATAAGAATAAAGCTTTCATGATATAACAAAAAAAGGACATTAGTCCTTTTTATTTTTTATAATGATGATAATACATATGCTGCAGCAACAGTAGCATCATAGTTAGAGATTTCACCTGTGAAATCTGAATCATCATAAAATGTTGTCATCAATGTGTCACCATCATCATGAACCAAGCCAAACAAATGACCAATTTCATGAGCTAATACACCAGATTGTTTATCTGTCGGAATAGTTTCAGTGTTTAATTGAATAATATATTTACTATTTTTCAATACATCACCCGATTTAATTGAACCATCACGATTATATTTATCATTTGCATCAGCATCAACTAATTTCAAATGAGATGTTGTCATAGACAATCCAGCTAAATCTTTCATTTCAAATTGGCTATCATCATCAGTACCAACTGAATCTTGAGCATTACTCAATTTAGTTGTTGTGTTATCAGCATCTAAGAACGCCATAGTAACACCCTTATTAAGAGCATCTTTGTCAGACGTAATAGTCGCATTTAGTGTGACATTTTTACCAGCCAAGGCTTGTTTCCACGCAGTTAATGCTTTATCTGCTACAGTAGCAACTGCCGGGTCTGCATAAACAGACACATTAACTTCTACACCTTTTTTAGTAACATCTGCAGTTGCATTAGCACCATTAGTATCAGTACCATTAATTACAGGTACAACCGGTGTTGAAGTCTTAGTTTCTTTGTTTTCAACCGATTGCGGAATCAATGTACGCACTACCAGAGTATTACCTGAAGATGTACGTTCATTACGTGTAATTTCACGAACAACTAATGAATTACCTGATGATGTACGCTCATTACGTGACACAGGACGAACAACTAATGAGTTACCAGAAGAAGTACGTTCATTACGTGACACAGGACGAACAACTAATGAGTTACCAGAAGAAGTACGTTGTGTACGAGAACGTCCACGCACAGTCATAGACGTGTTAGATGATGCGCGTTTTTCAGTTGTATTGTTCACTAATTGTGGCAATGTGAGTTTCAAATCAATATTTGAAACATCACCATTAGTATGTGTTGGTTGATATTTAATCTTCTGAATAAATTGTTTTGGCGCATATTTACCTTCAGTATGTGCTTTAGCATTTGGATTAGCAACACTAAAAGTATCAATATCATATGCATGAGCTTCCACTTTTGGAGGTGTAATACCACCAATGATGCCAAATGGTGCAAATAATGCGACATCGATATCTTGATATGATAATCCACCAGCAGCAACACCATGACCAATACCAACACCCTCAGTTGATGAATCAGGTTTTGTATCAGCACCAAAGATTAACACTGATTGCGAGTCAAGGTTTGTAGTACCATTAGCACCATTTTCTTTACCAAGATTTGAAGATGTTACCTTATAATAGTTACCAGCATCTGTAATAGAAGCCCCTTGACCAGACATTAACACATCAAGATTCGCACCTTTATTGATATGGAGGAATTGTCCATCATCAATATCAGAAATATAAAGTGGGGCATACGCTGCTAATTTACCAGCACCATTATCAACAGCTACTTGAGTCTTAAGAATCAAACCTTTACCATCATAATCCACATTACTTTCAAGAGATAGGCTGTGTCGTGCTATACTACCCCATGTGATATTATCACTTGCTGAATTATCAGCAGAACCAAGGCGAAGCTCACCACCACCACTTTGTGAACCGCCACCAATACCATTAGGTGTTGTAGTTGGAATATAACCACCACCAGTAACCAAGGCCCCTGTCACAGGGTCAACTGACAGATAGAACACATATAATGGGTTAATAAGATTTCCAACCCCTGCATTTTTCGGATTATCACGAAAAGCTTTTGTTAGACTATTACCATTTTCATCGGTTAATGATAATTTAAGTGACATTGGATGAGTAGATGTATTACCGTCTTTGTCAACTGATACAAATGAATCTTTTAAGTCTACGGTTACACTTGGTTCAAATGATGCCACTAATAATACATTACTAGAATTAACCGTACCAAAGTGTTGATTTCGAATATCTGATAGAACTGGGTTGTTATCAAACAATTTCCAAACTTTAGCTTTCATTGCATCATACACAGCTTGTGCACCACCATCGCGTTGTGAATTCAACAATTTATTACCACGAACCGTCGCAAAGTCGTTGATATTCTTACTTGGAAGCATTGGTGAGCCAAATCCATCAGTAAATCCGTTATCAGATTGTGCTTGATATTCAGAAGCAGACGCTAAAGCTGCTGATGTATCCGGACGAACAGACTTAATAGTAATACCATTTTCAGTCTTCTTACCCGTAATAACACCATCAATTTCAGCTTCGGTTTGTTTCAAAGCTGCTTGAATATAACTCTTATATCGGTCAGATTGTTGGAAAATTTGACGTTGTTGCAACCAATCATCCGTTACTTGAGCACCTGCACCAATTGATTTTTGAACACGTTCAACAAATTTGTTGATTTTATCTTGTTCAGCTGCTGTATCTGAATCAAATTTTTGTGCAATTGTAGCAGAATTAGCTTTTACTTTTTCAAGATTTTGGTTGATAACATCTTGGTTTTTCTTAGTAATGTCAGTTGCAATTTGTTTTACTTCATTTGGGTTACGACCAATATCACCAAAGTCTGTAACTTCTTTGTTCAATTCAGCTACAACTTTTTTGTTTACTTTGGTTTCTTGTAAGTTTTTAATAGCTAGGTCAATACCTTCAACAATTTTTTGTTTTGCTTTATCAGAACCTTTAGTTTTAGGGTCTAAGATATGAGCACGAGCATCTTGAAGTTTTTTGATGTTAGATTCACGATATGTTTGAATCTTATCTAATGAACCCATTGATTTATCAATTTGTTGCCCAACATTTTCAGCAGTTGTGCGTTCAGAGGCTAACCATTTGTTAATAGTATCAATATTAACTAATGAGTTATCACGGTATTTAGCCACATCAACAGCTACTTTATTATTTTCAGCATGTGCTTGATTAATTTTGTCCAAAATTTTAGCTTTGGCATCATTAACACCCGCAATATCATACACTTCGATAGGTTTTGCTTGCTCAGCAGTAGGTGCAACGGTATTCACTTTATCAGTGGCTGAATAATCAACAACAACACCATCACTTGCTTTTGAATCTTCAGAAGCACGTTTAATTTTATCTAAGTTACCAACAATACCATCATCTGTATGTGTGTTTGTTTCTGCAGCTTTAACAATTTCAGCATTAGCAGCATCTTTAGCTTTAATTACTTCAGCAGATTGCTTAGTGGAAGCTTTCGCTAAAACACTAATGACATTCTTATTGTCTTCTTGCATTTGTTTTGCATTATTAATAGCATTAGTTAATGTTGTTACAACATTGGCATAACCTTTAGATGCATCAACAACAATAGTGTGTGTTTGGTCTTCATCTAATGTACCACCAGTTAACTCAGTATAATTTTGAGCTTGTGTATCTAATTGAGCTTTAACCGCATTATATTGAGTAATTAAATCTCGAATTTTATCAAAATTTTGTTGCAAGTCATTAACTGTAGCACTATCAGCAGTCACTGACCCATCAACAGTTACGACACTATTATTACTAAGTGAACGAATTAGTTCATTATATTTTTCAACAGATACAGAATTGGCTGTGCTAGTTGTTATTTTATCAACACCACTACCTTTTTCTGATGCTGAAATAATATCCATTGATGTATATTCATCAGCATGAGCTGTACCCATTGATGCAACACCAGCAACACCCGTAAGTCCTGCAAATGTCAATGAACCAAAAGTTTTAATTGATTTTCGTTTTGAAATTTGTGACATAAGTCTACCTTTCAAATTTTATATTTAACATGTTAATATATAAGGATAAACCTTTAAGTTATTAAAAGCACCCAACATTTGTTGGGCACTAAACTGTTTTCCAGTTAGACCCCAAGCACTGAGTAAATCCAATCGGCAGCTTTTTTAAACCATTCGAGCGGTTTGTCTACACCACCATAGATTAAGGCTCCACCGATACCAACGAGAATACATACCACTGGCCCAGGCATACGTGTTTGTGGGTTAAATTTGTGCATTGCGAAGGCAATGACGGCAGCTACAATCCCGATTACCATAATCGCAATTGAGATACCTTCGGCACCAGGTCCACCAAGACCATTTTTGAAGAAGTCTGTAAGACCTTGACCGAATGATTGCCAACCATCAAGAATAGGTAAGAAGTTCATATTTACCTCTAATTATTAATAGTTACTTATTTCATTTTATAGTAATCATTGATGCACTTAATATTTAAGGGCACTTTTACATCAAGATTTCCTATTACTTATATTATACCACACTTTAATTTATTTGTCAATAGGGGTGACATTAAAGATGCTATATATAAGCTTTATAATTATATTATAACATAAATCTTAACAAATGTCAACCCCCATGACACACTGTATGACATACAAAAAGTATGCCCGTAGGCATACTTCTAATCATTACGTGTACGAGGTTTACGTGATTTCGGTGCACGACGTGGGTCACGCACTTCTTGTCTACGTTCTCTACGTTCATTTTCTCTTGAACGAATTGCCTCTTGACGTTTATTTTGAGCAGCTTGTACTTGCTCACGACGTTCTCGCACATTATTTTCTTTAGACTTACTAGTAAGTCTTGTATTTGCAGGAGTACGTGTTTGCTGAGGAGCTGTAGCATTTGGATTAGCTGCAATTGGAGCATTGACATTACGAGCTTGTTGTCGTTGTGCTGATGCACGAGACACATAACCTTTACCAGCAGTAGCTTTCGCACCAACCATACCAAGAGTACCTACCGCACGCAATGCTTCGCGACCAGACACATTACCACCAGCAGCAACCATACCTTTTGCTAATGCACCACCGACTTTAGTTCTACCAACTGCACGAGCTCCGTTAGCTCCAACAGAACCAACTTTTTTAGCCCCACTTTGAATAGATTTAGCACCAGTCTTAATATTGCTCTTAGCTGCACCAATAAGTGTACGGCCGCGGTTATTAGAACCGGTCGCACCAGCAGTACCTTTAGCCCCGGTGGAACCAGTAGCACCAGCCGAACCAGTAGAACCTGTTGTTCCAGTCGCACCAGTTGAACCAGCAACCGAATCACCACGTGAGGCGTGTTTGTTTTCTGTAAGAGAACCACCAACAGTTGTACCACCAGTTGATGAACTGTTTGTTGATGATGAACCACCAGTGACAGAGCTTTGGTTTTGTGAGTTTGTCACATTACCATTAATTGATTTACCATCAACATTTTGACTAGCATTATTTTGTTGACTAATTGAATCTTGAGATGATACATTAGTTTGTACCGCATCAATACCAGAATCCGTGAAGTTCTCAGCATTTCTAGAATTTTGAGAATTAATTTCTTCATTACCACCTTCAACAGTAGAATCAACCGATTCATTATTGGCATTAATAGCAGCATTGTTAGCATTAATTTCTTTATTTTCTTGACCACCATTAACATCACCAGTTTCATTATTAACAGAGCTTGATGAATCAACAGCGTTATTCAATGCTTTATTTTCTGCATTCATGTCATTGTCATTATGAGCTTTAGTTTCATTATGAGCATTATTTTCACTATTTCCAGCATTTGCAACTGATTGAGATGAATTAACTTCTTTGTTTTCATCATTACCATCAATTTCCGTAGAATCTGCATTATTAATTCCCGTTTCTGTTGAAAATTCAGCCGCATTACCAGCAACTTCAGTATTATCAGAAATATCATTACCGTCAACTGAATTACCTTCAACATTATTAGAATCATTAACTTCACGATTCTCATCGTTATCAACAGATTCATTATTGCTTAGCATTAACGCACCAAGTTTACCAGCACCAAATCCAGCTAATGTACTTGCCGCACCAGCAGCACTTTTAGCAGATTGACCAAAGTTCGCAGCACCCTCTTTCATAGCTCCAGCCATACCTCCGCCAGCTCCACCGCCAGAAGCACCGCCACCGAATCCACCAGCACCGCCAGTGAAATGGTCGCCAATGAAATGATTAGCAAACATTTGAGCACGTTGACTAAATTGACTTGGTAATCCAGCCATATATGAACCAAATGACTTAATAGGTACTTGTCCGATTTTCGGTAAGCTGAATAAGGCAATAAGGTTTACAATCATTGTTACAATGTTGGTGAACATATCGTATAAAGCTCCACCAATCCATGGTATATCTTTAATACCACTAGCAAAGCTTTCAACGGTACTTGCAATAATACCATCACCACCAAGACCATTTAATGATTGATTTAACAATGACCAAACAAAGTCCATAACCGCCATTGAAAGACCCATAATCAAACCAATACCAAACAATCCGGCAAGTAAGGCGATGACACCACCAACAAGTTCCCCAGCACCAGCCGCAGAACCAAGTGAGCTACGAGCACCACCTTTAAGTACACCACCAAAACCAGCCATAATAATTTCGACAAAGGCTTTCATACCTGCAAGAACCATCGCAAATGATGCAACGAATCTGACCAATGCGGGTGCGGTTGACGTATCACCCTTATTAGTTACTAGAATAGCAACAGCGGGCACCTCAACAGTTTTGGTATTACTTTTAACAGCCCAACCATTTTTGTTGAAGTCTGTACGTAATAGATTATATGCCGCAATAGGTGACATACCATAGCTACTTGAACCATTAGTAATTGAACCTTTTTTCAAATTACCAGACATTGATAATCCATTTTGTCCCACATCAATATAACCGGCATTTAATGAATCTTCTGGGATTTCTTCAGTTGGTTGTGTGATTGCAGATTCTGCAACTTCATACAATTTCTTTTCATCCCAAGCTGTTTTACCATTATTTTTATAGGCTTTATTCCAGTTAACAGCCATTTTGTTGTCACCTGAATCCGCCGTACTTAAAATACGTTCAGCAATATCATCATCAGAACCTTTTGAACCTGTTACACGCTCATATGTATATTCATTAATCTTACGGACATCATCACGTGTAAAGTCAAATGCCCCATTTTTAATAGGAATTGTCACACCTGGTGGTAACGCAAATGATGTGCTATACCAGTCAGCTAAGTTCAAGTTCTTTTCAACAATACCAGCATTTTTCGAGTCTTCTGATTTATGAGTAATATCTTCTAACCAATTAATACCATTAGTTAAAAGTTTTGCACCAGCATACAATCCAACAGTTGCCGCTAAAGTACGAACAACCATTCGACGAACTGATGTAGCCACAGCAGAACCATTGGTCAATCGTGCAATTAACCCATAGGCAAACACCATCATATTCATAACAACTAAGATTAAGAACGAAAGTGATGCTTGCATACCACCAGCTGATGCTACCGGGTCACCAAACAATTTAATAACATTTTTAAACTGCTGGTTATCATTAATCAACTCAATAAATTTATTATCACTATTTGAACCATTATTTAATTCTGATGAATCACCAAACGCTAAGATAACAGGTGCTGGATTGTATTTTTTAAGTAATGTCATACCAAAACTAGAAATTTTCATAGTAGCGGCAGTCCAAGACTCCATAAAGGTTTCTGTAGAGATATCTTTAGGTTTACTTTTTGCAGCCCCTGATAGCAAGCGATTCATAGCAAGACCAAATGTATGATACTGAGTTGCCTTATTACCAGTTTTATCATCTAAGGCATCAATCTCATCTTTTGTAGCTCCGGCAGGACTTTGTAAGATAGATAAAATACCTAATGAACTTTCTTCTGATGACCCGTATACAATACCGAAGTTTGCGAAATTACCAGCCTTAACAATTTGAGCCACTCGATTATTAAAATCCTCAGATTTAGCTAATTTATCAGCAGCTTCTTTTTGGGCATCCGCTTTCTCAGTATTACCTTTATCTTCATTTTTTTCAGCAGCCTTTTTCAAACCACCAGCAGCATAGCCACTAAGACTAACTACTTGCTTTAAATCTGAAAACGCTGTTGAAATTGCATTTTGAGGTGATACTTTAGAATAATCACCTTTATTATCTTCAGCAAATGCTGTTGGGCCTAATGAAAACACAACAAGCAATGCAACCATTAATGTAGTACCCCACTTAATTAAATGGGATGCTAACTTATTATTCGCCATACGTCTGCTCTGAAAAACAAGACAATATCCACTATCCCGATTTTCTCACGTTCGTCGTCAAATGTATTCCCATATCCTTGAAAAGGGTAATGACAGTGACATTCTCCTAACGCTCCAAGAGGATTTCTCCTCAGAGGCTGAGCTGGCCTCTACCTTTCATTTTTTACTTTATTAGGGCAAGTAAATTCAACACGGCATTATAGTCACGGTCTCCTTTATACCCGCACTCATAACATTCATATTCGTTATGAGAGGTTCTATGCTTGATATTACCGTGTAACATTATTTTATCATCACCTATTTTCACATATCCACACTGTGAACACCTCTGAGTTGATGCATAATAACGGTCGGCTATGATTAGCTTTTTATTGAATTTTATTGCTTTGTATTCCATTTGAAAACGGAATTTCCCAAATAATGACCTATGTAGGTTTTTTGCTTTTTTAGACATCTGCATCGATTTGACGTCTAAATCTTCGATAACAATAGTGTCATATGTACGATATAAACGTGTTGTAAACTTATGCAATAAATCTAATTGAATAGCTGTCGCTTTTTCATAAAGCATCTGTAATTTGGCTCTCATTACAGTGTAACTTTTTGAGGATAAAGCTTTTTTACCATTAACCTGTCGTTTACGTGCCAATCGCTTTTGATAAAAAGCTATTTGTGTATAGATTCTATCTAATCGTTTAGGGTTAATCGCATATTGACCATCGGTATAATCAAAATGATTGACATTGGCATCAATGGCGGTATTTCGACCAGTTTTCTCTAATGGTTCTATCGGTATGTCAAGAACTAAGGATGCATAATACTTATCATTAACTTTTTTGACTGAGCAATATTTAATATTCCCATCAGGTAAGGTATACCCTTTAAATGATATTCCAGACCAATCACCTTTGTATTGACGTGGTTTATCAAGCACTAATTTACCATTTTTAATTTGGCTTCTATCAGTTTTAAACCCTTGTTTTTGATTCTTTTTTTGACTAAATGTTGGTTTACCTACACATAAGGTTTTATTTTCTTTATTATCAAAGAAATATTGCCAAGCCTTTGCTAAATCAGCAACAGCTAATCGTAAAACTCGTGATGATAGTTGATATTGCCAATCGTGCTTATTTTTAGTAAGTATATCACGCACTGTATAATGTGTTGGTGCTGGATATTGTCTCAGCAATTCTTTTTCATCCTCTGTAAATAATATAGATTTATCTGCTAATGATTGCTTCACCTTAAGGCGTAAATCGTTAGGTAACTGCTCTTGTCTTTGTTGATATAAAGACATCCAAACATCAAGCGCCTGATTCCAGCAAAACCGTCGATAGTCACACAGCATATCAAGAATAGCTAACATTGTTTTGTTAGGATATAACCTAACTTTTCTTGCTAAGTACATAGGTTTTCCTTTCATTTAATATACATATATTATACCATAAAAAAGGAAAAATGTCAATATTTTAACAACTATGTTTTTAGATAAATCCCCTTTCTTATAAGATACTATCTAAATATATATAATCTAAGCTGTTTTCAGTACGTACAAAGTATGACGACTCAGACGCCCGAAGTTGTTTAGACCACTCGGAATCCATTAAAAACGGTTTAACTAGTTTATCTGTACGATTTTTATATAAATCAACAATAACAAAGTCTAATGTTGAATCTAACGATTCCAAGGTTTTTAACGTGTTATTTTGATTACTTTCAGTATAAATAACATCCAAATTTAATCCACTAGATGCAATCATATCATTAATGACCGTTGCAATAGATGACAACCTATTAAATCCATGAATAACAATCACATCACCATTCTTAAGTGTTGGTAGAATTAAATTTAAGTATGAAATCATCATAATATTTAATGATGGATTCTTCACACTAGCCATCGCACCTTCAGATGTACCTGTTAAATCGATAACTCGGAATTGTGAATTCACCAATTCATCAACAATAGGGTCTGTATGTGTATCTAATGCGGGATAACTTGGTAAAATAGTACGGTTAATAATACTATTTAGCTCAAATAGAGCTTCTTCAAGTCTACTATCTTTATTAGTTTTCATTCGTTGTGCAACATATTGACCGAAATCAGTTAATGTCTTAAACTGGTCATGTCGAACACCAATCAAACGAACATCACTAATATCATTACGAGCATCATATGACCAATATTTATTATAAACAAAGAAATCTGTCAAAATATCACGAGAAATATTTGCAAAGTCATCTGTTGTGGAAATTCGGTCTTTATCCCTAAATTGTGAAAACAATGAAATAATATTATCCATATGAGCTGGGAATCGAGCAAGTAATCGTGTTTTATCAGCAGCACTTTTACGAGTATCAATAGCTTCCATAATATTAAGCAATCCCTTACTCACATCAACAACCGTTTTACGATTTTCGTTTACTGGGAATTTCATGAGAGCTTCAACTGATGCTCTATCATCAGCAACAAAATGAGTTACATTTTGACCAGATAACAAATACGCTCGACTAGCAACCTTGCTCAAATAAATTTGACTAGGCTCATCAAAGGTACCACCAATAGTGTGAGTTTTATTTACAGTATCATTACCAACAAATAAACTCTTACTACTATTTTGGAAGTTATATGCAGCATGAGAGCGAATCAATTTACCGACGGATACACCAACATATTCAGAACCAGGTGTTCTATCACCACCAGAGTCCACATATAATGCCGTTATCGCAGCATCCTCACTTGTCATATCAACATACACATCTTTATTACCAACGGCTGAATTTGGACCAAATGTAATAAATGGTCTCGCTTGCTTATTGATGTCTAATTCATATTTAATACCACGAGTTTCATCATTAGTATTAAGATAATCTTTAATAGCATTAACAGCTTTCTCTAACGTTTGGTCATCAGGAGCTGTTATAATAGCTTCCGCCCCGAATGATACAACTGAATCACCACTATCGATAGCATGCATTAATGCTCTATCATGATTAACCGCACGTGATTGACGTTTAATACTTTCTTCTGATTCAGATGATAGTACTGACAGTTTACGTCGACGCATAATTTCTTTTCGCATCAAATCATTATCTTTACGTTCAAATGACCGTGTAAATGTCACACTTGCTTCTTCAGGTAGCAATCCATCTTGTTGAGAAATATTCCACAAAATTAAAGACCAATCGTATTGCATTTCATTGGTTTCAACAACATCCAAAACTAATTTTAAAATTGTAGAAACACAATGTTCTTTATCAGACACTTCATAACGACGTCCTTCAACTTGTGTCATTGGAAAAATACGAGTTAATGTAGCTTCAGTAGAAGACATAAAATCATGCTTACGCATAGCTTCCATATCAACTAATTTCTCACGCTTATTTGTTGGAACACCAACAATCGTTTGTTTTTTCCCACGTTTTGCTTTGCTATTTTTATTTGTTTTTGGCTTATTGCGACCACTAGGAGATTTACCTTTACTAGATTTTCCTTTAACTGGAGGTTTTCTCTTACCAGTTGGTCGTTTGCCAGCAGGCTTACCTTTAATGGGTGCCTTTTTTCGAGATTTTGTAGCCAAAGCAGTATCCTTTCATATTATATATATATCTAATTTTATTATATCATATTTTTAATCATTTGTCAAGATGCCAGACAAATTAAAAAGAGGTAGTAAACCTCTTAGTACTTTTCATATTCATCCGGGTCATACGTTAATGCGTCATCATAGTCATCAGAGACCAACCCTTCATCTTCCATCATAGCTTGTAATCCATCAAGAACTTCATTAACATCTGTGCGTAAATCTTCAACCGTCTCACGCATCTCATTAGTTTCTTGTTCAAGAGCTTTATTACTTGCTTCCAATTCATCGACATGAGCTTTAGACTCAGTAAGTTGTTGCTCAGTTTGTTCTAATGTGGCTTTCACCTCATCAACTTGATTTTTCGCAAGATTTAGTGATTCTTCCGTTGCAGATAATGATGTTGTTAATTGATTAATACGCATTAAATCAGCTTGTTTAGCCTCTTGAACTTCATTCATACTTGACTCAAGCCCAGACATCAACTGTTCGAATTTACGAATCTTTTCATCGTTAGCTTTATATTGGTCTTCACGAGCTTCAAATTCTTCAATTTGTACAATATAGTCATCAACTTGTGCACGTAATTCTTCAAGCTCTTCATATGCTGCCAACAAATCTGTTGCATAGGCATTAATAACAGGGTCAACTAACTCAGCATCATATAAACTTCGTTTTTCACCAACAGGTTTAGGTTTGACTGGCGTAAATTCAGCAACCTCACCTGCGAAAATTTTATCATCCGTAAGTCCTAATTTTTCTAATTGTTTCATTATATCTCACTTTCTATTAGATATTAAGAGCAAGGCGTTTATCTAAATCACGTTCTTTTAGAGCATCAATGACTTGATTATAAATACGCTCTACAATTTTACGAGTAGAAACTTCCGGTGTCTCTTCAGTAGCCGTAACATCTTCAACATCAGCATCAGGAACAGGAACATCATTTTCAACGTTGTCCAAATCAACATCATTAATAGATGATTCTATATCATTTACAGCATCATCAAAACTATCAAAATTAACGCCATCAGGATACATGTTATCGAAGTCAATATTCTCAATATCACTCTGAGCATTACCAGCAGGTTCTGCATCAAATGCACCATCTTCTAATGCGTCATCTTCTAATGTTTCATCTTCTAATGCTTCATCTTCTAATGCTTCATCTTCTAATGCTTCATCTTCTAATGTTTCATCTTCTAATGCTTCATCTTCTAATGTTTCATCTTCTAATGTTTCATCTTCTAATGTTTCATCTTCTAATGTTTCGGTTTTAACTGTATCTGAATTTTTCAACAAAGCTAAAGCTTCTTCAGTTCTATCAAGAACTTTATCGACAGCAGAGCCAATTTCAATATCTGTTAATTGAATATTGGATACTTCCAAATCGTGGGAACCACGAATTTCAGACATAATCGTTGAAACTAATTTATTAACAATTTCTTCTCGATTGTCACCCGACAATAATTCGATTGTTTCAATTAAATTCGTATCAATATCACCACTAACTTCAAACTTATTGTTTGCTAGTGGCACCACACCAAGGCGTGTCTGTTTTTGCAAGAATGTTCCATAATCAGTTTCCAATGCATCAACAACTGGTGAATTTTCATTATTAATCACATCACCAAAAGCTTTTTCGATTTCATTAACTGGAACATCGTCATGTGCAATCACATAACGAAGCAAATCACTTTTACCTTGGATTTTTTTCAAAGTTGCAAATTGTTTTAAATCCATGTATTTGATTTATATTGTTTCCAATATAACCCTTTCATTACTTCTATATATAATATTATATCATATATTTAGATATTTGTCAAGACTTATTTTTTATTTTCTGATGTAACTTTTCCACCATCAGTCATTGAATCAATATCTAATGTTTTATTCAACGTTCTACTTAAATCTTTTAGTGCTTGATATTTTGTCTGTCTCATCAAATTCAAATTAGTAGTAGCACTCAACACATTTTGAACTCGTTTAGTCAACGCTGGCAATTCTTTAGATTCTGGTGAATTTGGTTCAAGATTATCTGTAGCATTTTCATCAGTAAATTCACGTTTTGCACCTGAATCATCTTTGATGATAAAAGTAGATTTAAGTTGTGGAAGCGTTGGAACTTCACCATTCAAATCAATAATATCTTTTGTTGTGGACTTATCATTAATATTTGTCATAACTAATACTGGTGATTTTTTTGCAGCACCTTTAGAATCTGTATATTCAACCGTACCATCTTCCACGAATTTACGTAAATCTTTTGCCGTAGGTTTGATTTCATAATTCTGGTCATTCAAACCTTTTTCATACTCACTATACACACTCAATGCATCTTTTAATTTATCTTCAGCATCTTTAATAGGATGATTTTCAGAATTACCATTACTACTTAATGCTGTACTTAAAGCTGATAAATGAATTTCCCCATCAGCAAACACATTAGTTGTTTTTTGAGTGTTTGATAACACCACTTCCATTGGCGTATCCATTTTATCAGTACCTTTAATATGTACATCAACATTAAACACACCAGTCTCATCATCTTGTTTAGTGTTATCAATATACATAACAAGTAATCTTGTATCATTAGATACTGGAATAATCTTATATTTATATGAAATATGTTCAGCATCAGTAACACCGCGTGATGATGCCAATGATACAGTATAACCAGATGTTGTTGACGGTACACCATCATCAATTGAACCAGCAATTTTAAATACAAGAACATGCGTCTTATGATACTGACCACTCGCTAATGGTGTAACTGTAATTTTATTAGCAGTAAACATATTTTTCATAATGGATGTCATTTCATTAGCAGCATTACGTGCTTTTGTTTGGTTAAGTAAACTAATAGTCTTTGGAACTACACCAAGTAGAATACCTAATACAATAACAACCAATTTCAGAATTAAACGATTTCGATATTGAAAAGGGCTTGTTAAGAAGAATAAAATACCTTTTTCATCAAGAAATGTACGAATGGCTTTAATTCGACCAACAATTTGTTCATCCCAGAAATTGGCCCAGGTAAAAGGTTCTTTCATATCGGAAACGATACTTAAATCCATTTCCTCATCTTTTTTATTACGTCGACGCTCTTTTCGTGACGGTTTCCTATTATTTTTCTTTTTCGCCATACGCTAAGTCGACTCCTCCTTCAAGACCCATTGCCGCCAATAGTACATCACCAGGATATGTGGCAGCACGTATTGTTCGTGACGCACGTTTTAATGCAGATGTTGTTCTATTAACATTTTTTGGACGAACTAACAGCACCGCATATTGTTGAATACTTCTACCAACAGCTTGTGTTGCAGTTGCTCGTAATAAGCGTTTACGTTTAGCACTTAATGCTTCTAAATCATCTCCACCATCAAAATTTTCAACATCATTTAATTGAGCTTCCAATCGTAGCATCCCAGTATCCGAATCTTCTTTTGTAATAATCATCAAACCTTCACCACCTTCAAGGACGTTAAACAAGCTTTTAACTCCTCGAGCTTGTGATGCAAAATCTTCTTCACTAGACCATTGATTTAAACCACTAGTTACATTATAAACTAACGCTACATTACCATTACCCAATCTAAAGGTCATTGCATCAATATCAGGTATTTTACTAACCTCACGAATACCATGACCTAACGTGTTAACCGTTGCTTGATTAGACACAACCATATTAATAGGTTTTTTAAATACAATACCATATAAGTTAGCTAACACTGAGCGTTGGGTTGGCGTTTGTCCAATAACAATAGATGCGAATGCCAAATATGCAAATGTTGCAATCCAATTATATTTAAATACGGGCGTAAACCACAACAACGCACCTAATCCAAATGTAACCAAATACGTTAACGCTAAACGATAAGTAATATTACCAACAATTGCTGTATTACCAAATGTACTTTGTTTAGCTAATTTCATCGGCAACCTCTTCATTTAATTTATATTTAAAAGTTGAACCATCAATTAAAACATCATCGTCATGTGGTAAACCTAATCGATAATAATTAATACCTGTTGATGTTTGATAGACGGTTAAAAATGTTCTCAACTCGCCTTTGGCAATCCATCGTTGTATTGTTCTAATACTAACATTCGGGTCAGCCATTTCAGCTAAGTCTGAGATACGGAGATATTCTTCTCCATTAATAATTTTTTTATTTAGTACCACAGAATAAGCCTGCTCTTTCAATTTTTATGAGATGCAGCTCCCCAGCCACGATACAATCTCTAATACTATTATATCAGAATTATAACTATTTGTCAATAGGGGTATTGATGTTACGGATATTAATTGGAGATACAATCAACGTATTATGAATATTTTTTCTATTATATACAATATTTTTATGACAACTAAATTAATACTTTTCTTCTATTATATACATTGAGTTTTATAATACCGAAATTATTATAACACATACATTTTCCAAACATAACTTTAATATTATATGTAGCATCAACACACAATTGACAAGTTTCTTCTATTATATACATTAATTTTATACGCAACTGAATAATATCTGACTAATTTACAAAGAACTTTTATTTTTTCCTCAATACGCAAAGGTAATATGATACGAAGTTCGATATGTCATATTTACACTTTTTCCAAAGTATTCCGTTCTATGTATAACAATCAGAATCAAACCTATCCAGAAAATCGTATGACAAATTTTGTCCCCAGTTTGTCACATTTTTGTCCCATGTGACAAAATTTGTGACAAATTTATAAAAATATTTGGTCAAACCAACAGACAAAATACCATTTGTCATATTTTTTTGTCATTTGTCACCAGTTTGTCACAAGTTTGTCACGTCGATAAACAGCGTAATATCAACGTTTGAGAGGATTTTACTTTAAAATGTGACAAATTTTTAAAAATCGCTAACAAAATGAAAAATATAAAAATAAATTTATACTGAGTTTCAGAAATTTTGTCACATCTACGATTTGTCGTGTAATTCAACTTATTTTCTTTACGTAAACAGACGGAAAACCGACCTCATGTAAACAATCTAAAATCGTATGACAAATTTTATCCTAATTTGTCACGTTGATGATATGACAAATAGGTAAGTTTAAAGACCGGTATTGACAAAATATATAATATGTGCTATAATAATAAATGAAGATTAATACATATTAATTATATGGATGTACGATGCAATGCATCAATACTTTCAAAAAGCACTTGACAAATCATAATTAATATGGTATAATAAACATACTAAATACGAATAAGAAATACATGAAACATGTATAAATCAAATTAAATAGAAAGATGGTAATATAATGGCAACTGCGTATTATGACGACAAACTTGAAAAGGTAATTGAAAATGGAATCGAGTATCCATTAAATGAATGGATGATTGGTAAATCTAAGGCTGAGATTTTACAGGTGTTGAGTGCACCATCAAAAGCTGAGGCAAAGGAAAAAGATGAAATCGAATTAATGGAACCAATGTTCCGTACTGTTACATTTGAGAACTTATTATTAACAGATAAAAAACCAGCTAAATTATCAGTGCGTATTAATTTAGGTGTGGACAATGTCATCTATACAGACCGTCGCAAATCACGTGCGGAAGTCGTTGGGTTTGTTATGCCAAATAATGGAACTGAACAAGCTGGGCTATTTGTGCATGAAACACAAAAACCTGAGGGTGATGCTGAAAATAATACATATCATTTATTCCGTATTGAAGCAACTAAATACGCAATGCAAGCAATTGAGGATGAATGCGCACGAATTTCTAAATTACCAGACGAAACACGTGCAAATTATAAAGATTTGACAGTTATCCGTAGACAATTATTGACATATTTACAAGATAAAAATGATTTCTACAATGATTTACACAAACAAATTAATATTGTAACATCACGCCGTTTACCACGATTAAATGAATACGTTCTTTATGCTGATGATGAATCAGCACCGTTTAAAGTTACAGCTCGTGTTCCATATAATAATCCAATGAAACAAGAAGTGACCACTGACCAAAAAGCTATTGTCGACACGGTTTTAGACGAATTTTTTGATGAAGATAACAAACTTGCATTAGCATGGTATTTTGGTGCGGCCTTGTCAAATGTGGATATTCATGATGATAGAGTATCAAAAATGATGATTGTATCATCAGCTCGTGGTGGTTCAGGTAAATCATCATTATTGACAGGATTAACAAAAGTACTATTTGGTGAGACGTATTCAGATATTACACCATCATTTGATGAGTATTTTGCGGCAAATAACCGATTTGCAACATCAACATTACCAATGGGTCGTATGACTGTTTATTCTGAAGCCCAATTTGCAGATGTAAATTTAAGCGATGAACATGATTTCAAAGGACTTAATAGTTCAACAATCAAGTCATTAATTACCGATGGTTATATGTCCGATGAAAAGAAAAATCAAGACGCCGTGATTAAACGAGTTCATGGATTACATGTAGTTTTATCGAACTATGTACCTCGTATCAAAGATGCAACTGAAGCATTACGCCGTCGTCTATTACCAATTGTTGTAAAACCATCTCGTATGCAAGATAAAGCTAGTAACATGGGATTGGTTGGCCAAAATAAATTTAACCAATACTTAGAAGATAATGCACAAGCATTTGCCAACTATTTTGTTAGCGTTTTCCAATCAAACGAATATATGTTTACATATGACGATTATTGTGAAGACGATTTCCAAGCTCAAATTAATGACAGTGATGCTGAAGTTAGAGCAAAGGAAGATAAAGTTTCAGCTGAACACCAAGAAACATTAGATGCAATCACAACAAATGATATTAAACAAGCAATTAATGAACTTGCTGATTTAGGCCGAATTCCAGATGTGTCTACAATTATCGATGATATTTCATTGGCGGTATCCGGTGGATTAGTCGAGAATATGCGTATAGATGATGACTGCCTATATATTGATTCAAGCAAGAAAGCATTCAGTAAATATGGACCATATAGTGAATCATTGCGTAAATTAATGATTGAAAAATTCGGACCAACCGTTCGAAAATTCCAAAAACGTATGATTAAGGTAGGTCTAAACAATGTTAAATAAAGAATTAGCTAAACGTTTAATTGACTTGTACGATACACAAGACACAACCGAGTATGCTCTTGATTTATCTACGAATAAAGACTTAGTTCAATTTCCACCAGCTTTTGTGGAAGATAATACTATTTATATTGATGCTGAAGATATTGAAGATTATGAATTAGTCTTTACTCAAGATATGGTCGATGCTTCATATCAATTAGTCGATGCCTTTCTAGCTGGTAAAGATATCCAAGATTTGGATATCTTAGGTATACCATATGAGCCTATTTATCAAGCCGATATCATAGTTAGAAATTATCAAGAGTACGGTTTCACAATTGATAGTAAAATTTTATTAGCTCGATTATTGGTTAAATATGAATATTCCACTATTAATCAAGATAAATTAGAATATACAATGTTAGATTCATGGACTACAGCACCAACAGTCGTCACATTAGATTCGTTTAATAAAGATGAGTTTTTACGCTATTGTCATGATACAAATAGCAGTTGGTGGAGTATATCAAGAATTAAGCCTCAATTAATTGCTAGTGCGAAAGATTCTATTATTGAATACATCAGTAATAATCCAGAATCAACAGACGACATTTATTTCAAGCATTTACTTGGAGCTATTGTTCATAACCAATTTGAATTATCAAAACATGCTGAAAACCAGTTGAGTTCTTGGATTTACGCAATTTCTATCTAAGCACAATCAAATAAGTAATTAAAGTCACCTTTTCTAGAAATTAACAATAAATGAATTACCATTATAGTACCATCTATTACAATTTATTTATACATGACATAATACTACATATTTTGAATCATGCTCATAGGCATAAATGTTGACGAAATGTTCTTAATATGATATAATAATATATATATTAAAGATAGGTATAATTATGAACGAACACGTAAACATTGACACAGTAGAATTAGATACTAAATCAGTTATTGATAGCCTTAATAAAAGACTCAGATTCTTTGGAGCCCCAGCCTTAGCTGAGCAAACGGATTTAATTCAACGGTCCAAGCAATTCACATTATTTAATAGTTGGTTACAAGAAGCATCAGATGCTGTTATAAACGAGTTAGCTAATGAATATGGTCTGATTATTGTTATTTTAGGTGTTACTGGTATAAATTTAGACCATGTAATATTATTGCAAGAAAAAAAGGAGCCTGATTATACAGGTTTCATCCGATATATTGATAATACATTATTGAGGTCAACTCATCATAAAGCTAAACATATTCGTAAAATTAGTAAGGACTTGTTGAATGATGATTTCATGGATTTAAAAACCCCTGAAGTCCGTTCACAAATCATTAGTTATATTTTAGAACGATATATTAATATGAAAGGTACTTATGATGATGCAATAAGAGACTTATTATTATTGGTATCCGAATAGACGTTTGGTATACACCAAACGTCAAACGGGGAAACTTCCCCGTCACTCACTTCGTTCGTCCCCATTTTACTAACGAAATAAATTTTAAGTCAATGAAATATCGTAAAGTGATATAATCGGTCATATACATGACCGTAATATGGGAGCAAGCTCCCAAACCCTGTTTGACTTATGAAAATAAAAGTTAGCGAATAACTAATGAAAAATTAAAAGCGCACTCACGACTAATAGAAATGAGGCTTAGTATGAAATGGAGACAACACAAATGGAAACAACTGGATATGACTACAATGTTATTAATAATTTAAATATCAATATTCGTGTGACACGAGATATTGTATTACATGATGAATTTGGAAATGAAATTTCTCGTACACCTGATATTCAATATTCACAAGCAGTGCTTTCAATGTCTGATGTAGAAGATATGCTAGAAAATGCAAATTCTGTAGCAGAAAATGTTACGCTATATCATAAGAAGAATTCGGTTACACCGGATATGACTGAAGCGCAATTAAATGTTACACGTAATATTATCACAAATGCAATCACTACATTAATTGATAATTTAACAAATCAAGAATTTGTATCAACATATGTAGAGCAGTTGAAAACTGGTGCAAATGCAGTAAATCGATTTAAATATCGTGAATCAGATGCTGTGTCTGAAACTACTGTATATTTAATGTACCGACCAGATATTTTATCATCACAATTAATTATTCCAAGAAGACCTGGAGCAATTGTGAATAATTATAACATTGTAAGTTTCTAATGAGGTACTGATGGAACTATTACAAAAACTAGAAACATTACAAGAAACAACTGGAAAAAAAGCTAAGAGCACATATATCACCGAAAACAAAACTGATAAATTATTTATTAAAGTACTTGAATTTTTATATAACCCATTTAAAGTTAGTGGAATTTCAACAAAAAAACTAAATAAAGATGTTGATAAAATTCCAAACACAATGAATTTGTCAGAATTGTTGGATTATTTAACAGCACACAATACGGGTACTGATTATGATATTGGTATTATTAAATATTTCTTAGATAAGCATGATAATAATACAATATTAAGTCAATTAATTAGTAAAACATTAACATTGGGTGTGTCTGGTAAGTCAATTAATGATGCATTAGGTGAATCTTTAGTACCGACTTTTGATGTACAATTAGCATTTCCATATGATAAAACAATCACATCGACATCAACAAAAAGACAAATTGATAGATATGACGATGACGATTTATTATATGTTACACAGAAACTTGATGGGTTTAGGGGCTTAACAACTTATAAAACTAAAATACAGACATATAGTCGAAAAGGCCAATTAATTGATGGCCTAGATGAATTACATCAAGATATTGAAAACGTAATTCAGGCGAGTGGTTTGTTGGATATGTTCCCCAATGGATTTGCTATTGATGGCGAATTGTTACTAAAAAATGAAGACAATCTGACATCAGATGCCTTATTTAGAGCCACAACTAAAGAGCTGCGTAAAAATGGTAAAAAACAAAATATCACATATAATATTTTTGATATTTTACCATTAGATGAATTTTATTATAAAGATGCATCTACGCAGATGTATAAAGAGCGTCGAGCTATTTTAGATACAATTCAATCTGGTCAATTTACACAAGTAGTTCCAGTCTTAGATGTAATTACGAAAAATGACATTCCAAAATGGTCGAATTATGCAAGCGACCAGGGTTGGGAAGGTATTATGCTGAATTATGCAAACGGATATTACCGAACAAAGCGTTCAGCAGAGCTATTAAAAGTTAAAAAGATGCATACTGCAGATTTAGAAATCGTTGGATTCAATCAAGCAATTGATGGAAAAAACGCTGGACAGCTGCAATCAATTAATGTAAAATTGGATGATGAAAACGTCGTCCAAGTCGGAAGCGGACTGACGGAAGAACTCCGCTTAGAAATATGGAATAATCAAGACAAATATTTGGGTGCTATGGTCGAAATCCAATACTTTGAATTGAGTGAAAATCAAAATGGTGGTAAATCATTAAGATTTCCGGTATTCAAAGACTTCCGATTCGATAAAACACCTGATGACGCAAATATTGAATAATTTGCATGTAAAATTTACACATCGTTGCAATGCAACACTTAAATGAATTGAAACCTAACCGAAAATTAATTGTTTAAAAATTAATCTGAAAACAAGGTGAAAAAAATGAAATTATTTTGGAAAATTATTGGTTGGATAATTGCAATTGCTATTTTAGTAGCATTGTTTATCACAGGCGCAATTGTTATTGCTGCAGTTATCTTTGGTGTTGGTTTAGGCTTTGCTTTAATGAGCGGAGTAGAAGACGGATTAACACAAGCAACCAAACCAAACGATTACAATCGTTATTGGTAAACTATGAGGTCATAGTTTAGGCATAGAAACAAAAGAAAGGTGCCATAGGTTATTATGTATGTAATGAAACTTTACAATTAGAGTTTTTTATGCTATAATATAATATATACATAATAATAAGGTTAGTATTTTATATGGGAACACGATATTCACAACAAAATACATATAGAGATTTATCATTTGGGGACGTTATTAAAATTACCGCCCCATTTGAGGAAAACACTACAGAATATTATAATGGTTATAGTCCCTATGAAATTCGTGGAGATTTAGTACGTGATAGATTTGGACGAACAGAAAAGCAACGACCTGTAATGGTTATTGATGTGACGTCAACTGAGTTAACTTATATACCATTAACCTCATCACGAGGAAATGAACATGATGAAGCTCATCAATATCAATTAGAAGATAACTCAATGACCCCACAGCATAATTGGTATCGTCCAGTAAAAACGTATGCTGAAACCGCATCTGTACGTGTCATCCCAATAAATTCTGACGAAATTGCTGACTATTATGGCAAAATTAAAGAGCATGATTTAGCTGAAATTCAAAAGCGCTTAATGGAAGATGCCCAAGATGTTTATGATGGTAATGATAAACATGTTTATATGGGTGAAAAACAAATGGCAGCTTTTATTAATGGACTTGAATCACATAATTACAAAAAAACGATAGAAGACGGATTATCTGTTTATTCACAGGATAACAGAACCTTCACATTATCGGAGTCGGGTGTAGTAAAAGTACATTTTGAATTGTCAGTATCTCAAGTACGACGGCGAATTGAACGAAAAGAACATATTCGATTACGACCACCGTCATCAGCTCGCACAAACACCCATGATACAGCATTTAGTTCGAGTTTAGAAACATTAAAATCTGAAATGGGAGACGGTTTAACTTATGAATGAAACCTTGGCACATAAAGCTGTTAATGAGGTTGTTTATACATTAGAATCATTTGAAATAGATTATTTGAAATATGATAATGAAACAAACACATTTAGTATAGTACATGTGACCGATAAAGAAACAACAGAAACACCTGTAACTTTATCGAAATATGACTCTGAAGAAGATGTATTACTTGATTTAGTAGATAAAGTAATACCAACAAATTTCACGCCATATATTGAAAAATTATATGGACGTAAACCCACATGGGATACCGTTAATAATGTAATATTTATTGGAAACCCAAATGGATATTATGATTCTAGGTATAATCAATATAAGCATGCACGTGAATTAGGCATGGAGGCTGTCGATTTATATGAAATTTCTCTTGTTGAAGCTGTACAGCAAACAATTATTGCAATTAGAAAATTAGTGAAGTAACTATAGTATTATAGTTACTTTTTAGCAGAACAGAAAGGTAGCTATAATAAAATGGTAACAAAAATTACAGATAAAATATATAAAGCAAATGTTTTAGGGTATGACTTGGAAATTAAAACTAATGATAATAACAGAATTGTACATATCATTGGTGGAAGTCATTATTTAATTGATGATTTTTTACATCAAAAATTACAAACAGAGATTTACTCACTTGCGTAATAAATACCATAAAACTATTGACAAACACGTAAATATTTGATATAATAGATATATCAAATATAAAAAGGATAAAATGCAAATGACATACACAGTAAAGACAAAATTCCCAAAAGAAATCACTGAACGTGAAGCCAAAGAAATTGTTAATACACATGATGAAAGTGAAACGAACTTAGATGTCGAAGATGTGCTATCATTGTATGCACATTATCAGCAGTCTGGATATAACATCAAAGCATCATTTAAATTGCAAGAAGATGCTGACCCAGTAACTGTCGCATCAAAATTAGATGAACACGATATTGCTTATAAAGCAACATTGAAATTTTTAAACAAATCAAATAGAGGTTCTTATGATGAGGTGCTACCAATTTCACAAATTGCAGTTCAACAGGGATATGATTATGAAGTTGGCGTTACATTGAAAATCAATGATGAATCAACTGTTGACTTTGATAAAGAATCAACGTGGTTTTCACCAGAAGATGCTATTTATATTGTTAAGCCAAAAGTTTCTGGAAAACATTTAAACGAAATGGTACCTATTTATGAACATTTACTTGACCAAGGCTTTGATGTGACATTTGATATTAAACCAAGCAGTGCGGAAACTGATGATGATTTTTCAAAACAATTAAGTGCTTATCCTGAGGGAACTGAAATCATTATGGTATTAAGTAATGCTGAATATTAAATATCTGTATATCAGATATTTTTTTTCGGGCGATTTTGTTTAATAGAGTTGACAACTATCTATAAATATGATATAATATATTTATAGAAAATAACAAAGAGGTAAAAACGTGTCTTTTTTTAAAGAATTATTTGGTCTAAACGACCCAGTTACTGAAATTCAAACATTTTCTGATTATATTACAGAAGAACCATTAGATGTTTTTTATGATAATCAGAAAATAGGAACTATTGATAAAGAAGTACACATTGTAGATTACACAGATGCACATGATGTTATGCAAACATTACCAACTACAATTTATACAATTAAATATAAGCAATCGGATTTGGATAAATTATTAGATGGTTATGGTGTTTTAAACATCACATCGTACAAAGTCTTTAATGGTAGTGATATTGCAATTTATACATCAAGACCACCAAGACATTTACCAATTAAAGTTGAATTACCAATTGAGTTATCAGTAAATGAAACCGATATTAAATTTTCAGCAACGCATTTAATTGAGATTAGTGAAACAACATCAAACATCATTCAATATGAAATTTCTCAAGATAATTTATATGACAAATTATTAGATAAATTTCTTGATGAACAACCACTATTAGAATATTTATCTGTAGAAGAAACATCCATGGATGATAATAAATTCACATGTGTGTTATCAAACAGTGCAAAACATGAAAAAGCTATTTATGTTAATGGAAAATATTATACAAATGTTAATGTAGATATTACGGTAACGAATAACACCTTACATGATGCTGATTATTCAGTTAAATTATTAACTGAATTATTTAGTGCAGATGATATTTATAAATATTATACCATTACAAATATCAAGCAAGATAAACAAATCACTGCAAACGGGTCTCCCGTGATAGACGTAACTATTGAGTTAAATTACGATACAATTGATAAAACATTATCAACAATTATCACAACTTATACAAATTTCTTAGAAGAACAAGGCTATCAAATAGGCGATTTAAAAGATACATTCTTAGCTTCATATAGCGAAGGTTATATTAAAAATTCAGAAATTCCAGGTATTCAATCGACAAATGAAACATACTTCATTGATTTATACGGAGCAAAACGTTATGATAATCCAAATGATATATGGTTGTTAAAGAAACAATATGATGAGAATGATGGACTTGAATTAGATACTATTTTGGACATTGCTGTTGAAAAATTACAGAATTTAAATGCTGTAATTGAGAACCCTTATTCATTTAGTTCATATAGTGATAACACTATGGTAGATGATAACTATGTTGCAGCTATCGAATTAGATTCACAAAATGAGTCAGACGATAAGGATAACTCGGAATACAACCGTACTTCATCTGATTTTGAAGACGCGACAGAATCTGGCAGCATCATTAAGTCAACAGACGTTACTAATGAAACACATACAAGTGAATTATCTGAATCTGATATTATAAACGATATTAATTCAGAGACAGATGATACAATTGAGATTCTATCAGAAAAAGGTAAAGATTCATGTCAAAATTGATTAGTTTTGAAGGTGTCGATGGTGTTGGTAAATCGACGGTAATTCAAAAAACAGCAACGGATTTAACATCGTTGGGGTATTCGGTAATTGTACTACGAGAGCCTGGGACAACTGATTTAGGCTTGAAATTGCGAGAGTTAATTAAATCTGATACACCAAGGTCAGAACTGGCGGAAGTGCTGTTGTTTATGGCAAGTCGAGCTGATATGGTTACGAATGTTGTCACAAGAGCATTAAAAGCTTATGATATTGTATTACTTGACCGTTATATTGACTCAACAATTGCATATCAAGGGTATGGTAATGGTGTTGATATTAATTTGTTAAATGAATTAAATCGAATGGTTATAAATAATAAATTACCAGACAAAACTATTTATATTGAGGCACCTATGGATGTTGTTGCCGAACGTATTCGATTACGTGGAGATGACCCTGACAAATTTGATACAGATAAGCAATTTGCAAAACGCGTTTATGACGGATATCAAGAAATTCTAAAATCAGAACCAGACCGATTTGAAAAAGTCATCAATGATGATTTAGAAGACTGTGTTCAAGAGTGTGTTACAATTATACAAAATGAATTGACCCGAAAAACTGAACATAAACGGGAATCATTGAAGAAATTAGTCAATAAGACTGAAACTGGAACATATAGAGCACTTGTATCACGAACAGGTAAAACAGATGACGGGAAACCAACATTACTTTTAACCGTAGTCAAACGAAAAGGTGGTCGACTTGTTTTAACAGACCATGTGTGGGTTGATTACACTCGTGAATTGGTATCATTAGGCACATTAGTCCCTGGAGATTTAATTGAATTCACAGCAGATGTGACGACCTATAGTCATGAAAATAAATTTGGCGGAACCTATGATGAATATGGGTTTACAGATTTAACAAATGTAACATTGGTCAAAGGCAAACGCATTTTAAAAAATGAAGATGACTTTGAGCGAAAAGATTTGTCCTATATTAGCACAATACAAGATGATGATTTATTTAACCGAACATTAGTCAAATACTTAGGCTATGTTACGGTTATGACTAAAAAGCACTTAATGTGAAATAAAGCTTGACAAATAATATATTTTATGATATAATATAAATATAAAGTAATAAAGAATTGTTCAAGATTTATTATATGACAGAATTAGCAAATGAATTATTTGCATATGCAATAGAACCAAAATTTGATGACCGAATGTATGATATGTTAAAATACAAAGAGGTATCAAAAGATGTTCGAGACGATGCAAATAAATATAAAAATTTAAGTGATAGACTTGATTACGTTCAGTTCCAAAAAGATATTTATGCACGTCGTAATGACGCTCGTTCAGATTTAAATATAGCAAATATGGAACAAGAACAAGAAGATATCACAAAGACTATATCATCATTATTAGACAAATATGATTACAAGCCATTAGATAAAACAACACGCGCTGAGACACTACCGCGACATGAGAATGATTATGATTTACGTAGAGAATTCAGAGCTGATGATATTGGCGAGATGAGTGAACATGATTATGACAGTTTTGTAGCTGAAATAGAAATGTTACGAGATGATGGTATAATAACCAGTATATAAAATATTCTTTTGTGATGTTTTATAATGATTGTTCTTTTGTGTTTTCGAATAAAAATGTTATACTTATAAGTGTTAGAGACGTTCTCTAACAATTTAAAGCAATTAGACGTCAGGCTCAGGAAGTTTTGAAGAAATGAGAAACTTTTTGCAGAAAGTAGCTTATAGGTCTGCTTTGTCTTCAATGATTTTATAATTGAAGACCCTCGTCGATAAGAAATACTATATTTCATTATAAAGTAGATTCTTATTTAGAACTATACGATTAGGCTAAGATGAGTTGGTCATTTGACAGGTTCGACACCTGCTTAGCCAATAGCGACTATGACCTAGTTGCACTCTAATTAAGAAGAGATGTTTGCCAGAAGGCAACGAAAATCTAATTGGAAAGATAACTTTAATATATTAGTGTTGTCTGCAGTTGACAATATTTTGTGACATTTGATATTTATCACATGCAACACATAACACTTGACAACTTTGTTAAAATATGATATAATAGAGTTGAAAGGATGTTATATGATTAAATTATCTTCTCTAACTAAAGATTATTATAAACCTAAAGAAGTATGTGATATGCTGAATATCAGTATATATACTTTATATAATCGTGAAAAACAAGGTATTATCAAAGCTGATAAAACTATTTCAAATCGTCGAATTTATTCAAGAGAAACTGTAATATTTTTATTATCTGAAGCTTCTTTATTATATGAAGATGATGACCGATATGATGTGATATATGCGCGAGTGTCAACATATAGACAAAAGCAAAGTGGGGACCTTCAAAGACAGATTGATACTATTAGTTCTACTATTGTGACGCAAAATCCGAAAAATCTTCAAATCATCACTGATATTGGTTCTGGTTTAAATGATAATCGAAAAGGTCTTAAAAAACTCATTCGTAAAATTTTAAATCATGAGATACATCGGGTGTTTATCACCTATCAAGACCGATTAACACGCTTTGGATTTCATATGATTCAAGAAATATGTGAGATGACAAATACAAAAATTGTTATCGTATGTTCTGATGAAACGGATATATCAGCTGAAGAAGAACTTGTTAATGATATTATATCGTTAATGCATTCATTTTCAGGTAAATTATATGGATTACGTCGTCAAAAGTTGAAACATATGTTTAATGAGGTTTTCAAAGATGACCTATAGAACTTATACGTATATCGTGAAACCATCGCATAAATGGTATAACGAAATTGATAATCTTTCATATCTCAGTAAGAATCTATATAATTCAACTCTTTATTTTGAACGCCAATCCTATTTTGAGACTAAACGGTTTT